GTCTGAGCATATTTCTTCCACTCTTCGGCGTACTCGCAGTCCTTGGTTTCCGGAAACATCGGGACACCTTGCGTGAAGTGGACAAGCTTTGCATCAGGACGCGGCTCATCGTAGCCGACCAGATGGTTCCACTCTCTCGGCAAGTCACCAACCAAGTGATCCGGCAGGAAGCCAAGCGAGTGAAGATCGTTGGCCGTCTCCACGTACTGAGGCGTCAGAACATCGCAGAGTTCGTTGTTGAAGAGCATGAGGCTGGCGCGTTCGAACTTCATGGTGTTCTTCGACGCCATCAGTGCCATGCGTGCATCGCGCATATCCCAAAGCTCGGAAATATCCGTGCGGACAAGCATGTCAACGTCGATAAAGAGAGCCCAACCCTTATAGTCGCACAGATACGGCACCAAGAAGCGCGAGTAGGTGAATGGCGTGAGCCCAGCCCGCTTCATCGGCATGGTGCGAAGGATGATCGGCGTAATGGAGAGCGGTCTTGACGTGTGCATGATGAGGCTCTGCGTGAGAGCCGAATATGCAACCGGTTGCCGTTCGTCGTATCCGATGAAGATTCTGATCATTTCTTGAATTGCACCCATACGTGGTCAGGAAGAATGATGGTCTGACGGCCTGTCTCGCCTACGGCCTTAGGAACGCCCGGGAACTTGTCGTGATTGTAGTCGTGCCCAGATAGCATTCCACCTGATCGAATTTTCGGCCACCATGCTTCGATATCGGCCTTACATGCTTCATAAGTGTGAAGCGCATCCACGAACACGAAGTCCAAGGATTCATCCGGAATGAGCTTCGCGGCCTCTACAGTGTGCATGCGAAGGATGCGAACCCGGCGCGGGAAATACTGGATGCACATGGCCTTGAAGTCGGCAAGAGACTCGTTGTGATCCCAGCCAACATAGGTCTGCGCTCCATCGCCACTTGCGAATGGCTGCGGCTCCCAGAGGTCCACCGCGATCATACGCATGTCGTACATATTGGAGCACAGGAAGGCCGTAAACCTGCCCTTGGAGACGCCTAGCTCTGCGCCGTGACGATAGCCGTGTATCTGGCAAAGCCCAGCGATGACATTCCACCGCTTGATAATTGGCCGCTCATCGGAAAGCTCAACTTCATCAATTGGGACTTCGCGAACGACCATACTCATGCGGCAGACTTCCTCGGAAAGTATTGCTCCCAGCCATCGCCTTTGCGCCAGCCCTTGTAGTGGATAGCGAAAGCCTTATCCGTTGCTCTCTCAGGCGCAGCACACACGTCGTTTTCTTCAAGAAGTTCGACTTTCGCGTCGTGGCACCGGAAAACATCACCGGCCTTGTGCTCAGAAGCGCCAATCATAACTGACAGGGCCAACTGATCGGCCCACCAAGCATGGAGGACGCTTGGAAGACCAGCAACCGTATTGCCGTATCTCTTCCAGAACTCCGGGGAGCCCGGCTTGGCGAAGATCATCCCAGAATTGACCGGCTGTGATGGCTTAGATTTGCGCCACAGAAGCCTAACATCTGCGTCGTTCTGGAACTCAGGCTGTCCAACGAACTCAACGTCCGGATCAGTGAAGATGCACGGTCTATCTGCCTGAGCCATGTAGGTGACGATGGCCCTTGCTTTGTCGAGGCAGACTGTCTTGGCGTTCGGCTCACTGACGATGTGGATGGGATGATCGAACAGCTTGAAGAGCTTCTTGCTCGGCGTCATCGTCATGACCACCGTGCGGCAGTCCATCTTGGCCTTCGCGCTCTGCACCATGCGCTCGATAAGCGGCAGATATGGACGGCCAAAGTCGTTGTAGTAGAGAACTACGTCAGGCTGCTGCACGGTAACGATCCTTCAGCAGCGCCACGGTTTCCTCAATCGGATGTGACCAGTCTCCATCTACCTGTTGGCGAATGAACTCTACGGATTCGTACCACGGGCAGGTTTCTTCGCAGGCAACCCAAGGAGCCTTACGGGGTGTGAGAACCACGCAAGGAACGCCCATGGCTCCCGCCTGATGAAGCGCCGTCTGGCAGACCGTAACGATGAAGTCGCATCCGGCAATGCGCGTGTGAAGGCTGTCGAAGTCACGCGGCCCCGTCTCAAGTCCATATCCTGCGGCCTCTATATCGACTGACTCGTCGCCGTACTGAACTGACACAAAAGTCGCGTCAATGGCGTTGAGGATAGGAGATAGCGCCGATAAATGCAGAGAGCGGTCTGAGCCTCCGGTTCTTGCCGTGCCACCCTTCCAAGCAATACCGATACGAGGTCTGCCGCCAACTTTGTGTATCTTTCGTCTTAGATATGGCTTCCCGTCAGGAAGACCGAGAACCAAAGGAAGCGAGCCCATGGAAATGTAAGCATCTGGTTCGCCTTCGGCTACGATCAGGCTCGCGTGATCGGGGTAACAAGCCACTCCGAAGCTGGCCCTAAAGGTAGAAATGAGACGATCTGCACATTCGACCACGACACTTCCGACACGCTTCTGTGCCAGTCGGAGAAGTCCCATGAACATGATCTCATCTCCAAGACCTTGTTCTCCGTGGATGGCGAGAACGTCCACATGCTCTCCGTCCCATTTAGGTGCATTATAAGGCCGCTTGTCGCGGAAGCGTTCTGGCGTTTCCCACCGGTACTCATAATGCGGCCATGCCTCCTGAAACCGTCCCTGCTCCAATAGCGCCATGCCAAGATGCATGTGCCCTGCTGGGAAGTTTTTCTCCAGTTTAAGAGCCCGGCGCGAGAAGTCTTCAACCTTCTTGGGATCGTCCTTGCCGACCCAATAGCCAGCAATCCCGGCCAGAACCTCCGGCATGTTCGGATCAAGCGCATAGGCTTTGTCGTATGCTTGGATGGCGAGGTCGTCGCGGCCTATGAACTTGTAAGCCACTCCGAGATTAGTCCACGCCAGCGGGTGACGCTCATTGATGCGAGTAGCGGTCTGAAGCATCGTGATTCCGATGCCGAACATTTCCTTTGCAACAAGAATGGAACCGTACCCGGCAATAACCTCGAAGTTTGGCTTGTCCAACTGATAGAGTAACTGATCATAGATGGCTGCCGCTTGGTCGATCTGGCCTGCCTGATGGGCTTCGATGGCCTTGTTGACCGCTTCAGCGAGGTGCATCAGTTATCCCGATAAGTGTAAGTTCCAACATGGCCAATCTCTTTGCTCAAATCCACGTCGCACCAGAGCTTGAGCCCGGCATTTCTGGCCTTGCGGCAGAAGTAAACGTCTTCTGAAACGCTCTTGCCGTTTTCATAGTCCCAAGAGAAGTACGGCTTAGAGAGACGCTTGAATACCTCGGTGGAGATTAGCGTAACTGCCATCCCCATGACTTCCATCTCTATGAGACCTGACGGCTTCCACTCTTCCAGAGGCTTGCCGCATCGCTCGATGGGCAGCTTCCGCTTCACGCCATAAGCACCAACGATTGGCTTGGTATGGCCTAGAAGCCTCATGATTGTCGTCACCGGCACGGTCATGTCGCTGTCGAGGAACAGAACGTGCGAACACCCATTCTCTACAGCGGCGTCCGCGATGGCATTGCGTGCATCTGGGATGATGCTGCCGCGCGGACTGATGATGATGTATGGAACTGCTATTTTGCCGATAAGCTGCGCGAGACTGAGCGCAAAGTCGGCTGGCACATGATCAGTGAGGATAGGGATACCAATGCCTAGCTTCACTGTACCTCGGAAGTAGTTTGCTGCGGCCAGAGGTGGTCAATCCCCTGTCTTTAAGCGACCAGCCAAGGAGGATGAGCGGAGGTGGAGGTGAAACTCACCGCAGCAAATAGAGGGTGGGGCGGCCTGTCAGAGCCGCCCCAAGGGCGTTAGTTGATGATCCCCGGAAGAACGTATTCCAGAAGCAGGTAGATGGACAGAGACGTGGTGGAAGTCGCGGCAGAAAGAACCGAGATAACCACCGGGGTCAGGGCGTCCGTACCCGAAGAGGAAACCGTTACCGGCGAGATCATGGTTGTGAACTTGGTGGACAGGACAGCAGTGCCCGAGAGAGTGTAGGTGCCGAACGCCGTGTTAGACGCTGGCGTACCAATCTCAAGGATGATGTTGCCCGAAGTACCGGAAGGCACTGATGCCTTGATACCACCACCAACCACGAAACAGTCCGGAGGGATCGGGAACATATACAGGTTGTCCGATGCCGAAGCCGAAATGGTCGTGATAATGTTCGTGTGCATGCGGTTCGTACCGACCTGCACGGAACGCGGAGGATAGACCGAGTAGTCGGTTGCGGTCTGGTTGGCCATGTTCTAGCCCTCCTTAGTGAGCCACGGCATACGTGGACATAACAATGTCCGCGAAGTCCGCAGAGTTGAAGACGGTCTTTTTCATGCCGTAGATGCAACCAACCGACACACCAAGTTCGTTTTCGTAGTCGAAGAGTTCTTCGACCCACGTATAACGGCCCGGACCATTGTCACGTCCGTACCCAAGCATGAGCGCCTGAGCACCGCACAACATCGCGCGGCGAACTGCGGTCACGGGAGAGGTGGAGGACGAACCGTTCACGCCCTGCGTGACACGATAATCCGAGTGCAGGATGACGCCGTTATAGACGCCAAGCGAGCCGTCGAAGATCGGGTTGTCGTCAACCTCACCACCGGTCATTGCGGCCTTCTGAATGTCGAGCCACTGACCCGTGGAGGTCGAGATACGCATATCAGTTACCTGATACGGATGCATGAAGCCGATGTAGTATTCCTTGCCTGCCGTGCGTACCGGGCGAATTGCCGGGGTGAGCGTCTTGGCCGCTTCAACCGCACCGTCAATGATGGTGAGGGTGAATGTGCCGGTCGATGTGATCGACTGGTCAGCCGTGTTGTTGGTGAACTTTTGGTGGGACGAGTCAACGCCGATGGTGGCGTTGTTGCCAGTGTAGCGAACGTCAGCCTGCGGAGTGTAGCCGCAAAGCTGGTTGAAACCGGCATTGTCGAAGCGGTCAGCGTACCAATCGCGAAGGCCGGAGAGGGCTTCATCGCGAACCGAGAACGGAACGCGCTGCTGAGACATACGTCCAGCCGAACGAACCGCGTTGCGAAGCTGGTTGATGAGGATGGAATCGCTGTAAGTTACCAGAGACTCCTCATTACCCTCTAGCGTACCGTCTCCGAGAGTACCTGCGGCAACCAATTGCATACGAAGTCCATATGTAATTTTATCGCCAGCGGATTTTTGGGTCTCATCTTTGATCTGGACCATGCTGTCACTATTGGTGCCAGCAAAATTCATAATCCACGTCTCTTTGAGAACTTCCACGCTCAGCTTTTTAGACCAAAGCTTCACAGCAAGTGGATCGTTCACGCCATAATTCGTAGCCGCCGTGACACATACTCCTGAGTTGGGTTAGAGCGGACGCCAAATGGCTACCGCCGACACTCCCCAATCTCGCTGGAGAACCGCGAACTGCGCGATACCGGTGCGCGTCCGAAGCTTGGTGGCGCTGACGTGGCCAACCTCACGAATAGCGTTTCCCAGTCCTGATCATGCTGATCATCGCTGTGGATACGCCGTATTCTTGCGCCAAAGATTTACCAGATGCAAGTGTGTTTTTAATGGTACCTATATATTGCCGGTTCGGAAGGCCGTCTGACCTACAGGGCATTGACCGCATGAAAAAACGTAAGAAGAGTCCCGCCGCCAAGAAGGTGATCGAAACCGAGTTTGACGAATCGGTCGCGCGCTTTCTCCAGACAGATCATCCAAAAGAGCTTGAAGACGCGCGCGCCAGGTTGCGTCGCAAGCAGGAAGAAGTTGAGCGGGATGCCAAGCAAATCGAAGAAGAATTTGAAAAAGGTCCAGCAAGACCGCGAAAATTGAAGGCAGCATTGGAGGGGATGGCAGCACAGAGGTCAACAAACTGGGGCCCCTGAACCGGGGCCCTTTTCCTTTAGCGAATCGCCTTGCTGTTAGTCGAATCATGTGCCGATCCGACTCGCCAATCAATTAGGTGCCTGCCATCGCACGCCAATTTTCTGGCGTCGCCCACTTGGCAAACTCTTCGTCGCTCATCTTCAGAACAGACTCGATGGTCGTTTCTGGAGAAGCTGATCCGTTCAGTTGGCTTAGAGAGGCGTTCGCGGCCTGACCCTTCGCCACCGTTTCAAGCTTCTTGGCTCCTGCTGCGGGAGCCGCAGGCTTGGGAGCGGCTGGGGCTGGCTGGGATGGAGTGGGCGCAGCAACTTTCGGTGCCCACCCGACTGTCTTGGCGTATTCGTAGACCATCTGCGCCGGGTTGACCCCCTGCTGAAGCGCATTCACGGCAAGCTGAAGGGCTTCCTGTGCTACGGCCTGCTCTGGATTTGGCACGCGAAGGACGCGCAACTGATTCAGACGGGCCTGCTGAACGTAAGTCGCAGCCTCCTGATAGTCGGGCGTCTCCTTTGCGAACTCGGCCTCCTGCTGGGAAGCGATGGCCCTGATCTGATTGATCTGCTGCGCCTGCTCGGCCTGCTGCTGCTGCTGGCGCTGCCAGTTCTCGAACTGGGCGATTTTCTCGTCTCTGGCCCGCAATTCAGCCTGAAAATGCGCCACCGGGTCCGAATTTACGTCCGGAATCTGCGGTTTTGGCTGGGTCTGGGCAGCCGCAGCCTTGGCAAGCTCTTCCAGCGTGGAAAACCGGCCCGTGATCGTCGCCAACTGACGCGCCAGTTCGGCCTTTTCCTTGTCCGCAGCCTTGCGGCGCTCGCGCTCTTCGTGGAGAGCCCCGTAATCCACCATCCGGCGCTTTTCCGGAGGTGTTTCTGCTACCGGAACGTCATCCGGCTCGGTGGTTTCTATGGTTTCCGGCTCCGGAGTGGGTTCTGGAGCGGTTTTTGTGACCGGTGCCGCCGGTTCTGGCTCCGGAATGCTGAACTCGGCCTGACGATTGTCGTCCATCAGTTTTGATTCCTCAGGCGTCAGTGCCTCGGATTCCATGATCGCTGCGTTGCTTGAACCTTTACGAGCCATAACGGGGCTTATCTCCGTAGAAAATGCCTGAGACGGTCAGGCAACCGCTTTACTTGGCAGTCTTAGCCTTATGTTCGACCACTGCCGGATCATCGTATTCGAGGTCTGTGATGCGAAGTTCGCGAGAGGTGGTGCAGTGATAGATTTTTTCACCGTCCTCAGGCGTGATGATCTCCGCATATTGTCGAACGCCACCGTCGAACGTTTCGACGCGGGCCGGATAATTGTGCGAAGTAACTTTGATGGTAGTTGTCATACTCAACCTCCTGTTGGCGCTGGTGGATTTTGAATGGCATCGGTCTGCGCATTGGTCTGCGCCAGATCAGCCTCATGCTGCTGCTGAGTGAGCGAGTTCTCGAAATTCTGCTGTGCAACGCCTTGCTGGCGATTGTGCTCGGCATCGAGAGCTTCCATGAGCATCTGGATGGCATCAAAGGACGCGCCATGCTGCTTCATCTGAGCGTCTGACAGGAAGTCGATACCCTGTGCCGTTGTCTTGAAGGCTTCGGCCTGTGTGGACTGTACGTCAGCAGCAGCACGATCACTTTCCGCCTTCGCGGCAGCCACATGACCAAGCGCCTTGGCACGCTCTGTCTGGTACTCGCCGTGCGCCTTCATCTGGGCCGACTGCGCATCAATCTGAGCCACCGTGACGCGAGCCTCGGCTTCCTTTACGCGCGCCTGCGCTTCCAGCATCGCCGGATCAGGCGGCTGGTTCTGCTGCGACTGGTTAAGCACGTTCTTAACGTCAGTGATGAACGAGCTTGGAAGCGGCGAGTATTTGAGGATTTCGAAGATAACGTCCTTCGGAAGTGCCAGCTTGGCAAGGAACGGCATCATCTGAGTGAGCGTGAACCATGCCTGCTCCTTGCTGTTCGGAGAGGTCGGCTGGTCGTCAACGATCACGTCGTATTCTATTAGTCCACTGTCATGGACCAACGGCACGTACTTGGCATTGTCTTCGCCGCCAATACGGATCAGGCGGCCATCGGCCAAGAACTGCGTGATGTAGTAGAGCATCAACTTGCCGTGCTCTTTGCGATACTGGCGCAAGGAGTCGAACATGCTGGCCAAAATCGTCATGCCAGCCTGCTTGCGCTGGTGCTCAAGAACGCCCGGCTGCTCGCGGTTGGCGGTGCCAAGAAGTTCGACGTTCACGCCTGACACGTCGCGGATAGAAGCGATGGCAAACTGCATCAGGGCTTCGATACCAGCAGGGAACTGAGCCATTCCCTTGTCTTTGATCTTCGGTCTGTCTCCGGACAGAGCGCCCTGCGTAACCAGCGTAATAGCGTCAGTGGAAGAGTATTCCTCAATCGCCTGCTGCGGATTTTCGAAGGCGTCAGGCTCGGCAAAGATACCGCCCTTCGCGTTCGAATTGATGATGTGCATGACCTGAGCGAGCCACTTGTTGGCCCACTTCTGCGGATCAAGCATGGCGCGGACCAGACCGTACCAAAGGCCCTTATTGCGGTCCCGCTTGCCGGTCATGAACTTCCAAGTAAACCCGCCTTGTGCCGGGCCGTCCCACATCTTGAGAATCTTGGAGCCAAGCATGGCGCGGTAGAACCGCTTGGTCTTCATCGGCGCTGCGATGAGCTTGAGTCCAAGCACCTTCGCCCGCTCACTTAGCTTGCCGTAGTCTTCCTTTGAGATGGTGACGATCTTGCCAGAGATGGGATCGGCTACGCGATACTGGTCCTGAAGCTCCCACCACTGGACTTCAACCAGCGTGACCATACCATCACGCTTGTCGATATCAGGAGACTGATCCTTGCGATAGTAGGGCGCAAGTGTAGCGTCATGTGGAGACGAAACATCGCCTTCTATGTCTCTGGCCCAGACCGCATCAATCTCTTCCAGAGAATACTCTTGGAACATTTCCAAGGCGGCTTTGGAATCGACCTGCCGAACCCGGAAATGATGGCGAGCATCGGTGAAATTACGCGCTCTGGAAGTCGCGTCTGACTTCATTTCGAGCGGATCAATGCGCTCTAGTACGAACTTACCGTCTGGGTCTTCGTCATAACTGATGCGCGATTCCGTGACCCCTACACCAGTGATAATGAGGTCCATGAACGCATCGGACTCTTCGTCTTCTGCGTTGCATTCGTCGCGGCACCAGCGGCCAGCTTCGGTTAGCAGTTCGTTAACCCCAGAACTGCCCAACTGACGCGGGATAAACCGCACTTCTTGGCGGTTCGAAACTTCAAGGCCAGCGATGCTATCGACAACTGACGCCGTTCGATTGAAGGTCACAACCGGACGGTTCTGAAGCTTCATCTGGGCAATGTCTTCTTCGTCCCACTGACGCCCAGCAACGAAGTCGTAGCACTCACGGCTCTCCGTGTACCACTTATGGTAATGGTCACGCGAACGCCGGAACCACGTCTGGAACTGCGTCATGCGGTCCAGATCGTCGGCTACGGCCTCCGAGTCTGCATCTGGCTGAGAGAGGTTCTTGTTACGCGCTCTGCGCGCTGTCACTGACATTCACATCTGCCTGCTTGAGAAGCGGCTTGATTTGCTCGGAAAGCTCCCACGCGATGGTGCCGTCCTTCTTCGGGAAATTACGTCCCTGACGGCCCCATGAGCGGGTGGAGAAGCGGTGGCGCTTGTTGTCGATCAGAACCGTGCATCCGATCTTCTCACCGAACTCAACTTCTTCCATTTCCAGCTTCCACGGGTCTAGCTGAGGAAGATTCTTGAGCATCTGAAGGCGGATTTTGGCATCGTCAATCAAATCGGACCACTCTTTCGTATTCCGATAATTGCTTCAATCGCACGCCCAAGTGGGATTCCGGGATAGTGTGGAGGGGTGCCATATATTCTGGCCCACTCGCCACAAAATATCTGAACCGCTAATTGCAACTCATCTTCAGTCAAGTCATCGCTAGGAGAAAAACTGATCGCTCGCTGATTCATGCGGCTTCTTCATCTTTGGTGCCGAACAGCCACGCCTGCTTGTCCGGGTTCTCTCCAAGCCACCGCTTCATCTCCATGATCACGCGGCCATGCTTGGGAACGCTCTGCATGTTCTTGATCGTGTTGCGCAGCCAATTCTTGAAGTCTTCTTCGGCCCTAAGCGCAAGATCGTCCGCACTGGCGGCTTGGATGGCTAGGCAGGTTGAGAACCTAAGCGAGCGCCACCGGATGGAGATATCAGCCAACCCATCATGAATCTTCACATCACTGACGATGTTTTCGTCTTCTGGGAGGACCGCAGCGATGGCGTCGCGAATGGCCGTGACGCGCATCGGCTCCTTCGGCTCTGCCGGGACATTCATCGCGTCTGGATCAGCTTCCATCAGATAGTCCCATCAAGAAAGCGCCACCGGCCACGGCGGCCAGTGCCTTTGGCTTCGAATATCTCGGATACGGCCCCAAGCTCTGGAAGGTATGCGCCAGTGAACTGAAGCTTTTTGCGTGCTTCCTTGCAGGCTTCGGCAATCTCATCAGCCTCGTTGACCACATGGTTCAGGTGGTACTTCAACGGAAGATCAAAGACGCTCTTGCCGAGTACCTTATCGTCAACCTGCCACAAGACGCCGACAGCGATATGCCGCTTATGGGCTTTGATCATGATTTCTAGGACGTTGACACCGCGCTCATTGTCGAGGCGGCGCATCAGTGCCCGCTTCAGGATGTTGTCGTCAGTATTGGCTTCTAGCATTAGGCAATCCGCGTGAACTGAGCCGATCCGCCAAGCAGAGCGATTGTATCGGAACCGTTGGAGGTGTTCTGCGCCATCTGAACGTCAATGGTCCCGCCAGTGGTCACGACAAACGTACCTTCGATCTGCACGAAGATGACGACCGCAGCCTGTGTGAACAGATCAGTCTGGGTCGTGGTTGTCGTTGTGTGCTGCACAGCTACGGCAGAAGCCGTATAGCCCTGCGAAGTGGATTCCAGCGCGGACAGAACCGTTGTCGTGTAGTTGAAGCAGTATTTGATACCGCCAGTGCCGGATGCGACTGTAGATGGCAGCATCAGTGTGAACTTATAGGTGCCGGGAACGACTGTGTAAGTCAGGCCAGTCACATTGGCATAAGTCGCACTACCATTCTGTGTGAGCGCAGACGTTGTTCTGACAGTTTGGTTGGAAATTGGGCTCGTAATGGTTGCGTTCGTGAGAGTAACGCCAGTAATCGTGCCTCCAGTTACCCTCACATTGTCGGAGTTCTGGGTGCTGAGTAGTGTTGATGTTTCAGCGGCCATGGGTCATTTCCTTAAGCTTCTTCGCGGCACTTCTGGCCGCAGATTCGACTTCTTCAGGTGTCAGTTCATTGATCGGCCATACGACATAGGCTGACTTGCCATTCGCCTCGGCCATGATCTCAAGACGGTCTGGGAAGGCTTCGACTTTGTAAGTATCGAATCCCGTCAGTTGCCAACCCGCCAGCGTCTCCATGTTGCCCTTGGTAAGAACAACGTCCTTCACGCCGCCATCCAGTTGTTGCGCGACTTTGGCTTGGAGCGTCCGCGCGAGTACCTATCAACCTCTTCGACCAGCTTGGGCCATACGGTATGAAGGGCTTCGTCTTCGATGCGGCTGAGCGCATCCAGCATGTCGTCATGGAGGCCAACCGGGAATGCCTTGTATTCCTCTTCGATGAAGGCATTCACCAAATCGACCGTCTTTCCCTCGTAGTTGGTCTTCAACATGACTTCTGGGAGAAAGATGCGCCGGTTCTGGAAGAGTGGGATTAGTTTGCGAATACGGTCAACCTTGGAAAGAGAGCCGCCCAACTCTGCGATGTGGAAGCGGTAGTTCTCCCGCTGCATCCGGTCCTGAAGATGCTGGATATCGGACTGCATGCCGTAGCGTTCGTACCCTACAACCTGCGGCTTCCACTTCTTGTGGAGCTTGAACAGCAGATTGGCCCGCTCCGTCAGATTCATGCGGTCGCGGACCATATCGAGGATGTAGTAGTTTTCGTCCGCCCCGAGCCCAATCACGAAGATAGCGGTGTAGTCGGATGACCTCTTCTTGGAGTTGGCCGGATCAACAACGATGTACTTGTTGAACTCGCTGCCATTGCCACGAACGACGAAGGTCTGGCCTTCCAGCCAGATCGTCTTGAAGCCCTGAGCCTCATCGGCAACCGGATTGAGCAACTGCTGGCTGGCAAAGACGAACGGTCCCTGCATGCGCTTCTCATCCAGATAGGCTGGGCTTAGAAGGACTGGATTGCCGCCCGGTGTGCCATCGTCCGTTGCCGGATAAATGCGAGGCTTGGCTGCTCCGCGGCGCATAATCTCGGAATAGGTGTCGTTGAAGTGGTAGCGCGTACCAGCGTAACGAACCTTGCCGCCTTCGCTACTCAGGGATAGGGAAAGCTCCCAAGCCTCCGTCACCTTTGCGATCATGTCCGGCGTTGTCACGCTCTCGCGCGTAACAACGTCGTCATAGACCATCAGTTTGTAGTGCTTAGAAGTGGGCTGGCCATCGACCAAGCCCCACGCTTCGATAGTGGATTCCTTCGGGTTTCCCTTACGCTTGACGATGATGCCATCATCAAGATTCCACTTCGGGCTTTCTTTCTGTGGATTTGCGTAGAGAACGTCTGGGAAAAGACCCTTCAGCCGCTCGTTACTCTCGAACTCACGCTTAATCTGGCCGAGGAACGCCTTTGCGATAGGGCGCGTATGGCTGAAGAACCCTACGGTAATCTCAGGATCAATCAGAATGTCCTGAATGGTCTTACCGAAGGTGATGATTGAGCTTTTGCCGTGCTCGCGAGCCCAGAGGTCCAAGTGCCCGTCCGGACTTTCTTGGACTTCTTTGCAGCGTGCATAGAGCCATGGGTGCTCAAGGTCGGCTCTGCCGCAGATATAGCTTAGCAGGAAGTACAGATCAGTTTGGCAGAGTGTCCTTAGGAGTCCCGCGCGGGACTCTTCGGGTTGACTCCTCAATAATCTCATCAAGGACTGATACTGCTGCGGATCGAACGGTAACGTCGCCATCGTGCTTTACATCGACTTCTTGTTTTGCCTTGCCCTCAACGCGGTCATAGACTTCTTTGATGGCCATGAGGTCGGCGTCCTCGTTCGTCGCCATGTCAACCAGCCGGTAGACCATCATCCGAAGATTGGTGACGGCCTTTCCGTCCATCTTGGTTTCGCATGGGGAATTAAGCTCCGCGATCAGCATTTGCGTGATCATGGATTTACGGGACTTGCTGGGCGTTAGTTCGCCTCTTTGAGCGGCGCGTGTCTTAGCCATTACGATTCCTCATGCCATGGTCGTCCATTGCAGGACGATGGTTCCAGCAAGGATGGCGGCTGGGTCGCCTGACGCAGCCCAAGCTGCCGCAGCATTGAAATAGATCGTCTTGGCAGCGGCAGCGGCGCGGATAACGACAAAGGGTGAGGCTGTGGCGAGCGCCGTCTGTACTGTGGCTGTGCCCGTGCAGTTCGCAGCAGCCACGCCGACCGAAATGTCCTGAAACGTCGCTGTGCCGGAAAGGACGGAGATGGCACCCGAGGCAATGACCGTTCCAAGCCCTACTGTGGGCGTGTTGGCGTTGATGTGGCCCGTCGTCTGGGTAATGCCCATCGTGAAGTAGGACGAATTGATGACCTGCACGCCAGAAGGTAGTGTGTACATCAGCACGCCAACGCCGAGCGATGCGCCGCCAGCGATGTTCGGAAGCACCGTGTTAACGGTCAGAACAGTGGTGTGCTCATAGCCAGTGCCATATTCGACAGCAGTAACGCCTGTACCCGGCGTACCGATATTGACGCTGGTCTGAGGGTTCTGGGCTGGGCCAGAAATTCTGCTGCCGGTCATGTCAGTTCAACCACCGTGACAACTTGGGTGCTAGTGGCGATGATTCCGTAGATGGCACCCGTATAGAGCGGGGTATCAATGTTGTAGGATGACCCGCCAAGAAGCGCGAAGCCGTTGCCAGTTGTCAGTCCGGTCGCTGCTGAGCCGAGATAGACCGTCACTGTCCCGGGATTGGTGATCGTGGCTCCGAGGCGGCTGGCATTGGCTGCGAGAACCAAAATACCGTTCGCCGTCGCTGGAACCGTCACCTGTGTTGGGGTGAAAGTAGTGGAAGTAGGGGCAGTAGCGGTCGTTTTGAACGGATTAGTTGCTGTTCCGAGCGGCGAGTCCGCCGTGTCGATGATGGTGACGGGGTTGCCGTGACCGGCGAGTGGCCAAACCATTGCTTACGATCCTGTCCAAGAACGAGTTTTCTTGCCCATTGATGGGTATTTCGCGTGAACTTTGCGGCGAACAGTGGCCTTTTCGCTCGATGAGCCGAACTGACTGACACGGGCCAGAGCATTGGCAGCGTGAGAGCGGTCCTCGATGGGATAACGCCTGCCGGGAAGAGCAAAGTTCTTAGAACTGATGCCTTTGCGGGCTTTCGCGGTTAGTTTTCCCATGATCAGGCTCCCGTCCACGAACGGGTCTTGCCCGTGCGGTTCTTCGCAGTGCTGTTGGATTTGCCCTTGCCGCGATAGTGCGCGTCCTTGTTCGCCACCGCGATGGCGAGACCTTCATCGCCGGTCTTCTTCAGAATGGCGTTCGCCTGCCGCGCGGCCTTTCCGGACTGCGCAGTCGATAGCTTATGGTTGTGCTTCTTGAAGGAAGCTGCATCCCACGGCATGATTTTCTGGCTTTGGAGGTGCTACCGCAGGGCGGCTCGCAAGCTATGCGGCGCTCAAGGGTGCGATATTAGCAACGGGGACTTGTACTTTCTTTCCTGACAAAAGGTCAAGAAGTGCCATGGTTCTTCCGTGTGCATCTCTTTGGAAGAGTCCCTCATGGCCTTTCAGTATGTGCTCGCCAGTTACAATCACGCGCTCTCCGGTCTTGAACTGATGGACGGGCTTTGGAGGCGGCGGTGGAGCACTAAGCTCTGCCATCTTGGTCTTGATGGCTTGGACGATTTGTCCGGACAACTGATACGGACTGCCTGAAGGGCTTAGAAGGATGCGGAGCACTCCGTAAGTGGAGCGTACCGGCCACCAGTTCTCGGCCTCTTCCATGAAGAGATAGCTTGGGAAATACGGTTTTCCTTCGAGAACCGGCACATAGATGCCGTAGCCTTGGCGGGCGAGTTCGACTGACGCGCGGTTGATCTGGTTGGATTTGGCTTGGATGACGTAGTAGCCCACTGACGCCCCGCGAACTGATGGCGCGCATTGCCTACCGCAGCAGTTTCCAACTAGCAAATAAAGCGCCGCATGTTTAATGTTCTCTTATGTTCAAGAGCCCGCCGATTCACAGGTCTCCACTTTATCGCGCAACAGCAGCTTACGCGAATATGAAGAGGCGGGCATTAGACGCCGCTGGCGAAAATCCATCTTACCGCTACGTTGAACTAAGGATGACCAAGCAGGAGTGGCTGGACTGGGCGCTTCCTAGATACATCGAGTTCTTGGAAAAGAACCCACATCAATCTCCGAATGCGGCGCGAATTGGTGATGTTGGTCATTATGAAATTGGAAATATTGAGATCGTCACGGCTGCGGAAAATCTCAAAACCCAAACCATGAAGCGCCGAACGCGGATAGATGGATTAAAGCCATGCTCTCGGTGCAAACGCAGGCTCGCACCAAAAGAATTTAATCGTCGGTCATCTGCTTGGGATGGGCTGCAATCATTTTGCAGAGAATGTACGGCATTACGATATCGAGAGAGACGTTCTCTAGAATCATAGCCGGGCCTTTAGCTTGCTGATCATTTTCAGCACTTCGATATAGGCCTCCACCTTCTCGAACTGACCGGCGTCCTTCATCTTCCTAATCGGGCGCGTGAGGTCTTTTTCGAGCAGGACAAGCGGGGCGATTCTTAGCTTATTGAGAACCACCCCGCCCGTAGGTTGGGCCTTCACTAGTTGAGACCCATGTCCTGATGCAGCCTTAGCAACCTGAGACTGCATGAGACTGGCAGTCATTCGAAGCTGTGACTGCTGCGCCGACACCGTGCAATTTGAAGGCGCATTGGCTTTGGAGTTAAGTACTGACCCCACCGCATTGACTGACAGCTTCAGTCTTTTGGACTTACGGCTGCCAACGATTTCACTCATTTGGGAGTGGATCGTCCCTGCCGCGCGTTTGGCAATCGAGCGTGCCATGCGCGGACTGATCTGTTTCGGGGTGGGCGTCTCCCGCGTTCTTTATGGCTCCTTCAATAGCGCGGATGATACGGGCTTGGGAAGGTGTAGCTCGCTTATAGAGCGAGGCCATTAGAATAATGCTGGTTCAAAAGCACTTATCCGGGCGCGAGCAGCATCGAAATACTTTTCGTCTGTTTCGATCCCGATAAATCTTCGCCCCAGCTTGGCGCAGGCTAATCCAGTGGTTCCGCTTCCCATGAATGGATCAATCACTAAGTCGCCCGGATTCGTGTATGTCGCGACCATATATTCCATTAATGGAAGCGGCTTCTGAGTGGGATGTAGTCCCACCTCGCAATTGAACTTCTGCCATGACGAAGGCACGCGCTCCTTAGGGAGCATCGCATGGTCACGGCCTTCAAATTGTCGGTAATTCTCCGACGCAGAGCGGAATGCTACACCATAGTCCACGCGCGCTGCACCGCCACCGGTGCGGTCCTGCATCTGTTTATTATATGTCCATTTACCGGGGGAAAAGACCAGAACCGATTCATGCTCCTTCATAGGCTCACGAACCGTATTGGCGAAGTTTGAACCACGATTTTTAATCCAAATCCACTCATGCCGAAACCATTCCTCATTGGAGAGAACCGCCTTCGAAGTGAAAGGCTGAGAAGCTGTGAGCACATATACCGGCGATTCTATCGCCCAGATCACATCGAAGGGGACAACCACGTCCCACCGGTTCGAAGTGGTTCCATAAGGCGGGTCCGTGATCACCGCTGAAACAGCACCTATGGTCGGAAGGACTTCACGGCAATCGCCTAAAATAAGACGGGCACTGCGGATAATTTCCTCCCTTGCCATAGAACCGTCATGCCTCCATAGTGTCGGGAAACTATACACGACAGGAGGGGCCGTGCCTAGAGTGACTCTGCGCAATGTCTTGAACGCGACCTGCTTGGTAACAGGCGTTCCCCGCGACAAAATCCTGAGCCGGAGCAAGTACCGAAAGCACACTGTCCCGCGTCACATGGCGATGTATCTAAGCCGCGAACTGACAGCGAACTCATATCCCAAGATCGGGAGATTTTATGACCGGGACCACAGTACGATTCTACATGCGATGCGGGCTATTGAGCGACTGACACTGGTAGAGGGCTTAGAAGAGATACGCGCTCTTGTTAACGACCCGGTTCAGATGATCCCGTTGTTCTTCAAGTATGGGGCGGCCATGGAGAAGCTTCGGCCAAGACCTCCCACGCTTCCCCCTCTGGAAAGTCTTCTGCCGAAGGTTCGGCGCAAACCGGGCCGAGTGCTGCAAGCCGTTCCGTAGCGTTCCACATGCCAGACGGTCCCCAGCCTTGGGCGAGGGGCACCCATTTGGCAATCAGGATAGCGGGCTTTCGCCTAAATGGCGTTACGGAGCCGGGTGAGCGCATCGTCAGTGGACCGCACGTTGTTGAAGATGAAGTCCAAGGTGTCCTGTATCTGGCCGAGAATACCGGCGCGAGGCGCTGAGGCAGGGTCTTTTCCCTGCACTTCCGGGATTGGGCCAAGAAGACGATCACCCATGGAAAGGGTCCGGTCTCGCTGGTGCTGGACGTAGCCCAGAAGCTCTGAAAGGCGGGCAGCAACAAGCTCAAGTTCCGTCTGGTCGATCTGACCGATTTGGCCGGGAGGTGGTGGCGTCCGATTGACCGAGGCAGGGATGGGAGCGCCAGTAGTATAGTCACGCATGGGGTTCTCCATATGATTCGGGCTTAGAACAAGAGCATGGGAAGGAGGCGACTGTCCGCTTCAAAAGCGTGTCCGTGACGCTCCAGCCTGTGCATGCGTTGAAGGATGCTTGCTGTATAGTAAGGCTTAGAACCGCGTCAGGATCAGGACCGTCACAGAAGCCCGCGACTGACGGCCAGCGGCCTACATAGCGGGCGGTCATGTGCCTTCCTCGGTTCCCGCCCCTCCGCTCAGATGGTGAGGGGGTTGGGAGAGGGCGGCGTCGATGCCAGCGTTCCACACACAGACCTGCAATCGCTGCGTGGCCTGCTCTAGATCAAGGCCGACATAGTGCGGGCCAATCATTGCCGAAACCATCGCCTCTGTCGGCTCGCGCATCGCTTCGATGGCGGCGCGGGCATGCTGACGCCAAATCGCCCGCATGCCGTCGTCAATTTCTTCCCATGCAAGCCTGTTGGGATTATGCGAGCCGATGTAATCTGCGCGCATCGCCTTCGCCACTCTCTCAATCATCTCGCTCATCCCACGGTCTCCATAGCTTCGCGAGCTTTCAAGGCTGCGATGCAGAGGGCGATGGCGGGGAGTCCAGCTTGCGCTGTGAGCCCGTAGTAAACTCGCTCACCGTTCCTGACTTCTGCCGCAGGTAGCCAGTTGTCCGGGGACCAGAGGTGCCAGCCATACCCTTCCGGCACCAGCGTCAGGGCGGCGTCGATGGAGGAGGTGTAGGCCGGGAACGGCTCGAACCGTTCCACGGTGCGAAGGACTGCCGCGTTGATGTTCGTATCTAGCTTGTCGTCAGGCTCCGTCGCCTTCTCCAGCCGCTCGATCAGTTCCGATAGGGTCATGGCTTGCCTTCCATCAGTCGCCAAAGTTCTGTGGCTCAACCCACCGGATAAATCTGACCTCTACCTCAACAATCCCACATTCCCGCGTGCAGGGGCGGTTCTCCTTGCAGTCCTTGGCGTCAGGATAAAGCCTGTTTCCGCCCAAGGCGGCCCCAAGCTCATGCTGCCAATCAACGCCGTCCATGAAGGCGCGAACCACATAGTCTTCGTCTTTCATCCCTTAGCCTTCTTCCTCTCCCGCCATTTGCGCATATACTCACGCTGATAGGCCGTCCGATCAAAAGTCGGTGCCGGTCTTTCCCGGCTGTCAGGAGAGATACGAGCTCCCCCCTTGCCAACCGGCGCTCCAACCTCAGGAGCCGCGTGCTGGCTACGCTCTTCAGGGGCATCAACCACCCCAGATTTTTTTGCCGCGTCCCCAACAGCCCGATAAACAAAGGGCAACTGTATACGCTTGGACTGTGGCTTAGACCTCATCCAGTTAGTCTAACGTGTTAGTCTAACAAGTCAACGCGGCATAAACCTGCCGCCGGAAAATTTATGGCAGGGGGAGGTGGTCCCATAATTCCATCAGGCCGGGTGGCTTCAGGACTCACGGGGGGGTGTCTATGTTGCCGCCAGCAACACGCCCGCATGATAAGTCCTATTATGGGAAATTATTAGTACAATTCCAATGATATCAAGGACTTATGAGCCGCTCTTGTGTGTACCCTTGGGCGCTGGGGCGGCCTGATCAGCACTTACACCTAGATGTTGTGCCTTCAGTAGGGCGGCCTTGCGGCGCTCGCGGTGTCGCCTGAGCCGCGTATTGGCCTGTAAACGCAGGGATTCCAACCGCTGAACAAGGCGTTCAGACCCCCATTTCTCATAGTCGTTTTCATAGATGCCGGGCTTACAAGACATAACGATATGTTTATATCCCAATGAAACGTTGCTGGCAGTGATATCACACACTGTCAGTTCAGTGACTTACCCAGTTTAGGGGTGTGTGGTCTAGGGGGTGATGCTTGTGAGTGCGTCCGCGCGGCGATGAAATTTTATTGCTATCAGTCTGTTAGCCCGTTTTGGGTGTTGGCGCTGGACACTCTGATCACATGCGGCGGACTGACACATTAACCGCTTTGGGTATGGCTTAGAGCGGTACGGAGGCGCGGCGCGGAAATTTCGAACCTTTCGAGCTATGCGCGGGACTAGCTAAGTTCCTGTTTATACACAATGATGACACTAGACGCAACAAGCCACAGCTATGCGCGACCTGCGAGGGCAAGATTCGGGCCAAATCGCGCACAATCGAATCTTGGGCATATGCCGCACTGTCATACCCAGTCAGTTACCGCCGCTCTGTGAGCCCCTGACGGGCTTACGATTGAAACCGGCCTGAGCCTAAGCCGCGCGACACTTTCTTGCGTGCTTGGCATGACGCCATAAGATTGACTGATATATGTCATCGTGGCATAAGTACTTGCCGCCCGGAATCCATCCGCGCGGAACTAACGGGTTTGGAGGCCCGCACTTATGTCCCAAGCAATTGAAACCCATGAGCAACTTCGCGGACTTATCGCGACACTGACGCACCGCCAGCTAGTGCGCTATCTCCGCGCGCTGGTCGGCGGTTCCCTTGGCTTTGACTACATGAAAGTGTCCAAGGCCGATTTGATCAATCGCGCTACCGCCGCCGTTGATTTGGGCGGATTCGAGCATGCCAAGGCCAAGCTGGCAGAGGCGTTTCCGGAGGGCGTTTACGCCCGTGGTGAGCGGCACACTTCCAAGGCCACTGACGGCGGCCACAGTGACGAGTCCGAGGAGTCGGCAGAGTCCGAGGAGTCCGAGGAGTCTGCCGCCCCTGCCGTCAATCTTGACGCGACGCTGGCAGAGATTCGCGGCCTGATCATGGACGGTGGACTCAAGGCCGCCGATCCCGTTATCCGGCAGCTTATCACGCTGGCCAATAAGCCCGCAGAACGAGTCGAAGTCCCGGTGTATCTCACCGGCCCGGCCACGGTTCCGGCTGGGGATGGTTCCATCACTCACGCCATGCCAACAGCGGACTCCAAGACATGGGGGGCGCTTTTCAACGTCAAGGGCGCACTTGGCAAGCGCACTTCCGTTCTGTGGAACGGCGCACATCCGGAGACTCCCGCCGTGGACTCGTCCTATGTGTGGCCGCCAGTGACTGGCATGGCGCTTACCCAGCTTGGGCGCGACAAAAATGTCTTTTTCTATGGCCCTCCCGGCACGGGAAAGACGCATTGGACGGCGCAATACGCGGCCAAGCTGGGGCGGCCTTTCGCCCTCATTGCCTGCGATGATCAGACTGACGCGCCGACTCTTGTCGGAATGACAGTCCCGTCAAAAGACGGCGGCACAGGCTGGCAGGACGGTATCCTGACGCGCGCAATCCAGACTCCGGGGTGTGTCATCTGCATAGATGAGCCCTCTCTGGCGCGTGCTGGGGCGCTTATGGCGATGCAGAACGTCCTTGCACATCGCGTGCTTTACATCGCTGAGACAGGCCGCCGCGTTCCCGTGGCGCATGGTGTGCAGTTCATTGCCTGCGATAACACCAATGGCACGGGCGGCGGCGCGCTTCATGGCTTCACCGGCACGGGCCGACTCAATGCCGCGTTTCTGGACCGGTTTGGGGCCTTCTGTCACTTCGAATATCTCTCAGCAACGCAGGAGTCGAACGTCATCGTGCGCGCGACTCGGTGTTCCAAGACGCTGGCCGATTTGCTTGTCAGTGCGGCGAACACGACTCGCCAAGCGGCAGGCAATGGCTCACTGACAACGGGCATTAGCTTGCGCGTGCTGTTCGCTTGGGCCGAATTGCTCACTGACGGAGTCCCGGCCCGGGAGGCTTTCGAGGCGGCGGTCCTCAATCGTGCGCCCGAACAGGACCGCGAATCCCTCAATCAACAGTGCTTGCTCACCTATGACGCGGCGGCCATTGACGCCGCTGTGAAGTCCTAAGGCCCTTGGAGGAAAACCAATGACGATTCGTTATCTCAACGTAGTCAACGCGGCGCGCGAAACCACCACGAAAATCGTGGCGCGTCGCAGCGTCACGGTTAGCGTGACAGTCAATGCGGAGGGCGGGAATACCGCCTCCGTTTTCCGGCAGGGGGGGCTTGTCACTCTGAGGCTCCCCAGCCTCCCGGCGGACGCTATCCTGTCGCGTTCGGAAGCTGATCAATTCGTGGCCTATATCGGCCACGAAATGTGCCATGTCCTGCACACTGACTGGACTGTTAACCCCAGCCAGCTTCCGCCGCGCGTCATGGTGTGGGCGAACGCCTTGGAGGATGTGCGCATTGAAGCCAAGGAACTCGCTGAGGGGCCGTTTAAGGGGCTTAGGGGCTTGATTGAGTCCCTCACCCTCTCCCGCTACGCGGAAGCGCTGGCCATGATGCAGAGGGCCGGGAAAGTGCTAGGGGAGGATATCAATAACGCCCCATATATCGTGACGCTGTTGGGGCGCTTGGCCAACGGCTATTCCCTCGCCCCTATCACGCCGCTCGCGGGCAAGCTATCGCCCAGCGTCAAGCGTCTGACAGACTACGCACTGGCCAAGCTTCCGGGGTGTCAGAACACCCGCGATTGCGTGGCCTTGGCGCATGAACTGGTCAAGATGGAGGGCGGGTTTACCCAGCAAGCCCAAGGCCAGCAACAGGACGCCCAAGGCCAAGGCAAGCCCCAGCAAGGCCAGCAAGAGCCCGGGCAGGGTGATGAGGGCGAGCCCGGGGAAGCCTCTGAAAACGCCTCTGGCGAGCCTCAGGACGGAGACGGGCCGGAGGGCGAGTCCGCCACGGAAGGCCAAGGCAACAGCAATAACGGCGGGGGCGAGCCTCAGGGTAAGGGCAAAAAGGGCAAGGGCGGAGAGGGCGCGGGCGGCAAGGATACCCCGGAAATTTCCCCGGATGTGTCCCTGTCAAGCGCCGTCAAGGACATTGCCAAGCGCAACCCCGGCCACCATGGCAACGCGGCGCAGTTGAACGATATCAAGGCCACGCATGTCACGCCCAAGCCTGCGCCCTACACAAACACAGCGGCAGAGTCGGCCCTCAACAGCCTGCTACCGTCCAACAGCGTGCTACATGGCCAGATTGCGCGGCTGCTAGTCTCAGAAGAGCGTAACCAGCGCACACATCATGAGTCGTCAGGCCGCTTAGATCGCCGCGCAATCGTGCGCATGCGGACCGGCGCACAAGACGTGTTTTCCCGCCGCGAATACATGCCCGGGAACGATACCGCCGTCATGGTGCTGGTCGATACGTCCGGCAGCATGAGTAACAGTGATGCTGGCCAGTCTCGCATGACACTTGCCAAGGGCGCTGTTTGGGCGATTGCCAAGGCGGCAGAGTCGGCAGGTGGCAAGCTGGCCATTGCTGGGTTTAAGGGCAATACCACCATAACGCGCCTTATCGTTGTGAAGGACTTTACCCAGCCGGTTTCTAACGCCGCTGGGGAGATTTGGGGAAGCCTCCATGCCACTGGCAGCACACCGCTTTCCGCTTCCATCGTGACGGCGGCGCAGGACTTGGCCAACGTACAGGCCACGCGGCGGATTCTTATGGTGGTAACTGACGGCATGTGCGACTTGGGCGCGGATACCGTTCAAGCGGCCTGCCGCCTTGCCAGTGACTACGGAGTCGAAACCGTTGGCATTGGTATCGCGTGCGAGGCTGTTACCGCCGCGTTCCCGGCCCGGTACTCTGTCAATGTCAAGGACGCTACCCAGCTTGCCGCATCAGGCTTGGGGGCGCTTGTGAGCATGCTGGAAGAGGCGGCAGGGGAAGCCTAGGCCCCTACTGCAAGGGCGCTAGGTAAGGCCCTAGCGCCTCTCAGTGGGGCTTATCCCGCTATATGGAGGAAAACCAATGAGACTGATCAAGCTTGCCAGCGGACGCTATGGCTTCAATGTGCCGCTTTGGGGGCGGTACGCCATACAGGGAATCTTTGGATTGTGGCGGCCTTTGGTGCGTCACAATCGGGCCGACCATTGGGTAGGCTTTGCCTTCCCCGGCTTGGCGCTCGCGTTCTATTACGCCTAGATGGAGGAAACCATGATCAGACTGCTACGCTTGGACTTGGCTTTGAATCTCATGCGGCTCGCAATCCAGCTAGGCCGCCTTTCGCTATGGGTGCACGGGCTTGGCTTGGCTTCCATGCCAGCGGCAGACCGCGCGAAAATGCCCCGCAGCGGACTGACAACGGGCGGCCTGTAAGTCCCTTGGGAACGGGCCGGAGGGTAGCTTCCGGCCCGGGCCTATAACCAGTCCGCCGCGATGCGGTACACCCGCGCCCTCAGGCCCGACTCGTTCTGGCGGGTTTGGCCTGCTAGCGGGATAATCTTTCCAAGCCTAGCTAGCTCTGAAAATCGCGGCCTACAGGCCAGCACTGACACGCCTAGCAACGCGGCGCACTCATCCGGTGTCAGTGTGCCGCCAAGCCGCAAAAGCTCTAGAATCCGCTCCTGTAGGCTTTGGGCGCGCTTTGTAATTACCTTGCTAGCGGCCTTGGAAGTCTCGGAATTGCGCCGATAACCGGGCGCATGCGGATAGCGAGTCGCGAAGTCAAAAAGGTCCGGTGAGCTACCTTGGGCCTTTTCAGCCATCTTGGAAAATCCGCATGGACTGACTGACGAACGACTCCACCGTCACCTTGGGGTTTTCCTCCAATGTCTTGGCACACCCCTCAGTGAGCCCGATGCAAGCCTGCACACCTTGGACGGTGTAGCGGCTCGCGATGGCGTCCCCACCCTCACGCTCGATCTGTTGCAGCGTGTTGCGCATACCTTGGGCCAGTGCGCGCATGACGACTATGGCCGTGGGCTTGTCGAACTTATCGGTCATTTCAATAGTACTCCGTCAGGACAAGCAGCCGCGCTAGTTGCGCCGCATCCTCAATCGACATTCCACGCCCGATAAAAAAACCAATTGCGAGAGAGCGGAAGTCTTGCGAGTCCCAGTCAACTGCCTCAGAGGTTTTCGAGGCTTCATAGAAAAGAATCCACGCCTCCAAATGGCCTGCGTGTTTCTTCATAAACGGCGCGGCCTTCTTTCCGGCCTCCGTCAAACCCTTAAGCTTCAAGCTCATTTCGGCCCCTGACTGACGCCGCACGCGGCATAGAACCGGGCAGCATCGAAGCGCGGATTTTCCGCTGCGAGCTTGGCAGCGAACGACTCCGCAAGCTTCGCGCGCACGCCATCGTGCGTATAAGTCGCCTCGCGCACAACGTTCGCGATCATCTGAAAGTGTTTCTTCGTCATGGCTGCACACAATCGGCACGGGCCTTCGCAGCGGTAGCCGAACTAATGTGGTCTATCGCCACACTCGTTGCCATTTCCCAGCAAAGAGTTGTGCTGAAATTTGGCGCGAGAGAGCCAATGTAATGGCCCTCTGAATACCCCTTTGCATAGCCGCTATGGCCAAAGACGAGTGCGGCGACAATCGCACCAATCACACTGCCAATAAGCAACCCAACGAATCCGTTCCACATAACTTATGTCCTCCAAACCACACAGAGAGGGCACCGCGTTACCAGTGCCCCTTGCTGTAGGGTCTGTCAGTGCATCTTGGACTTGTCGGAGTCCGATGCGCCCTTGACGGCGATCATCATGCCGACGCCGGGAATCTCCGTCACTTCACCGCCCGTCACCAGCGCAATGCCGACTGCCGCGCGCTTGGCCAGAACCACGCCCGCACGGTCGCCCGCAATCAGCAGCGCCGCCAGCTTGTCCTTGATCTTGGCGTCGGTCTTCACGTCGATGATTTCGCGGCGTTGGCCGATGCGCTCGGAAAGATAGTCCAGCAACTCGCTGGATGCGCGCATCATCTGCGCCGCCGTGTCGAGCAGTTCCATGTCATGGCCTGCGGCTTCCATGGCTGCGGAAACGTCCTTGCCCTTGATGTTCATATGGTCGTTCATGTCATCCTCCAAAAGATGCTACAATGATTTGCAGACACGTCATCATGACATAGTGGCAGCGCATGTCAACAGGTATTTATTGGAACGTCTCTGGCCTCAGTAGATTCGCTCCCCGTCCCCGCATCTGCACTCCTGATATTTTTTCAGGCTCGCTCACTGTGCGCTTACCATTCATGCGCTTGATTTCAGCGACCCACATCAGTTGATTGTTGTGTAAGTCGTTCCCCTGAAGCATGAGAGCTTCGATGCGATCAGGTTGCTCGGAAGGTGGCGTATCCAAATCCACCGCGCTTGTGTCGCGCTTCACGGTCCAGACTTCGGAAAGAAACACGTAGGCGACAGCGTTCATTTCCTTGAGCTTGGCAGGCATCATCTGGAACACTTTTTCTTTGACGCCCTCGCCGTTGAAGGGAGTCATGACAACAGTGATCCTCCCCTCTGTGTCGAGAATGAACCACACTGGATGCGCTTCATGTCCGTCAGTTGAGTCTTCGATGATCCCGCGTGCTACATGGAGCGCACTCTCGGCCATTTCTTCAAGCTTACCCATTGGCAATCTCCCGCAGCGTCGCGACAGCTTCGTCGCGTTCTCTGTGCGCCTGTTCAAGCTCGGCCTGATCCCAGAGCATCAGTTTCATGATCATGCCGACTGTGAAGGCTCCCAGCGCCACCAGTGAGAACCCTTGCGCCGGATAATCCACGAATGCGTTACCGGTGATCTTGGCCGGTGCAGCCACTACAATGGCCGCTGCAATCCAATGACTCACACAGTAGGGGCAGTGAATAAGCTCGCCCAGCACCTTGGAGTGACGCGCAATCCATGCGCGCGGAATGTCCAGCGCATGGGCCTTGCTGATCGTGGTGGAGAGCCCGCCGACAGCGAGTCCAAGAACAGCGAGCGTCAGTGCGTCAGTTATGGTCATTTTACGTGCCTCCAAGTTCTTCCAACGCGGGCGCAATAAACAGTCGCATGATGCAGACCAAGCTCGCGTGCCCATGCTAATCTACCAGTCTCCGCAACATCCGCAGCAAGCTTTCCTAGCTAGGCTTTTCTTCTTAGCCGCTTCTTTCTTCAGACGCTCGGCTTCTGCCGCGTCGATTTCCGCGAGCGCCTGCTTGGCCTTCTGCGCTGCCAATCCGGCTTCCGAATTGCCCAAGATGGTCTTGAGCTTTTCGTCCGTCGGGTTGGCGTCACCGCCCTTGATGGTCTTCTGAATCGTCATGTCAGTTCCTCCAAACAAATGGTCCGATGTTGCAGCCTCGCTCACCGCAAATGCAGATCAGGCCGCCCTTTTGATGCGTCTCGGCGCGGTAATAAAACAGCATGGAGTCCACGTCCATGCCGCCATTCAGCAGCGCGTTCCTATCCCAGACCTGATCACCACTCTGAACGACCGGCGTAGAGCCAATATGTGAAAAGCTCTGGAACGCGGCCAACGGATGACTCGGCTGCGAGTCAATCTGCGTCAGTGCATCCTTCGCCTTCTTGGCTGCCGCTGCCGCCTCAGGATTTCCCTGAGTAGCATTTCCAGAAAGTGCAGCATCTTGGGCCTTATTCTGCCGCTTCTGCATAGTCCGCACTGCCTTTCACTTTCTGCACGAACTCGATGATGGCGTCCGTGTGATCCACGCCGCGCGACTCGTGTGCCGACTGTTCGATGGCGCTCACCATGTCGCCCATGGTCACGCCGGACGGCTTCTTCGCCTTGGCTTCCATGTCGCGGCGCAGCGCATGACTGACGGCCTTGTCCACGATCCCGGCAATGAGTGCGCCAGATGCGAGCGCCGCCAGCGGGAGATTAACTTCGCGGTCTTCCAGCGTTGTGGGAATGACATGCGACGTGGAGAAAAGCTCATCGGCTCCGAACCCGGCCATGACTTTGAGACTGACAGTCGGGTCCAGCGGAATCTTCTTCAGGTAGAGCGCGAAGATGTTCTTCGCGTCGTCCTTGCTCGGACGCTCCACGCTGATCTTGCGGTCCATGCGTCCATCACGAACGATGGCCGGGTCCAGCGTGTCAGGCCGGTTGGTGGCGATGATGACAAGCGCACCGCTTGCCTCCATGCCGTCCATTTCCGTCAGGAACATAGGCACGATGGTTTTTTCCATCTGAGCATAGAGTTGGCCGCGCCTGCCGAGGATGGCGTCGGCTTCGTCCAAGAAAATCACAGCGGGTGCGCCGTGGCGTTCCTTGTGCTCGCGCGCCTTCTGGAAAATCTGCCGGATGGTCTGTTCGGCCACGCCGACGTAAGGGTCCAGAATCTCCGGGCCTTTGACGTACATGAACGCCGACTCGCCGCCTGTCAGTTCACTGATGGCAGTGACAGCGGCCTTGCCCAGAAGCGTCTTGCCGCAGCCGGGAGGGCCAAAGAGCAGAATGCCCTTGGTTTCGCGCTTGCCATACGCCTGATAGAGTCCCGAATTGCGCAGCGGCAGTTCGATGGCTTCGATCATGGCCTGCTTGGCATGCTCTTGGCCGCCGATATCGGCCCAGCAAATGCCGGTGCCTGCCGTGACTTCGAAGCGTTCCTTGTTGCTCGCCAGCTTGCCGAGAACGATGGTCTTGGAGGAGTCGAGGATAACCTGATCCCCTTCGCGCAAGTCCTTCACCTTGCCAGCGAGAACGGTCTTGACGCTGCCGCCGACCGATACGTCCACCATGCCGTTGCCACGGATCAGTTGCACCGCAGACGGCTCGCCCGTGAGCGGCAGATGCGCAATCGACAGGATATTGCCGGACTGCATGTCCACAAGGACAGTATCGCCCGGTGTCACCTTCGGTTTCTTGGGCGCTTCCACGTCCAGATGCTTGCCGCCGTCATTGAGAACGGCACGCGGCCCTTGTTCGCCGTCATACAGGTGAATGACAGTGCTGAAAGTATGGGGGGCCTTCTCCAGCCGCTCCAGAACTTCCTGAAGCTCCGCGATGGTGGCGCGGGCCTGTTCGAGCAGTTCGCGATCCGATGCCATGTCAGTGATCCTCCGGCGACGGCATGCGCTCGCCCTTGATGGCGTAGTCGAACAGCGCCAGCACGTCATCGACAGTGCGGCCTGTGGCGTCGTTGTAGTTCGGAACGCTATCGCCATGGCGCGCAGCCCAGCACTCGGGAATAGCTTTCCCAAGCGCATGCGCTGCCTCCACATAAGCCGTGGCGTGGCTCATATCCTGTGAAATGCCTCCGCGACGTTGCAGCCCGCTCGCGCGCCTCACCGCGCCAAGGGCGCAGCAATTCTCGCCCCGGAAGAAAGCCCCCTGAATCCATCTGCCGGGCTCAGCGAGAATATCGCGCGCCTCCTGCAAGATTTGTTTCGTCGGCTTGTGCATTGTCATCCTCCAAACTCTATATATGTCAATGTGTCATTGGTTGAGATGTGTGTCAACCGATGCGGCGAATTATTTTTACCGGGTCTTCCGTTTCAGGATCACGGTCATTTGCTTGGCGATGCGGCGGCCATGAGAGCCTTTGGGAATCCCGTTCGCCTTCCAGCGCATGAACTGACGCCATGAAATATCAATGGCTTTGGCAGCATCAGCGGCTTTTCCGAAGCCGCACGCTTTATACCAAGCCATGACATCATCCCCGGTGTCGTAGTTCGGCGGCTTAGACATTCTGGCGCTCGGCTTTTTCTTGGGTGTTGAGTCCGCCGCTCTCACACCATAGCCGCACATGCTCATAAGAGCCGCGTGCATCAGCCGGAAGATGATCCTCCATGAAATGCAGCCAGTCCTTGAGCCACTGCATATTGATGTGGTCGGCCAAGCGAATCGCGCCGTGCAGGTCATCAGCCAGAATCGCCGTCATGAAATCACCCGGATGGATTCCGTTCTCCATGTAACGGATGATTCCTTCGTGCATGTGGCGCGGGATAAGTGCGAGCCCAGCGATGTAATGGGCTCGGATACGCTCGTACTTCGTGGGCGTCACCATCAGTTGGCCCTCCGCGACGGGCCGGGGCCGTTCTGAAGCACCCGGACTTTCTCGTTGTCGATCCCGATGAGAGCGCTGAGTCCTTCGATGAGGATATCCAACGCCATCTGATCACGGGCCGGTGCCCGAAGCTGGCCGCTCTTCATGTCGTCCTGCACCTGACAGAGAATCGTGTGCGCGGCGTTGAGGCGGTCGAACGTGTCGCCGCCGCCGACCCTGCTCGGCAAACTTGAAGAATGCAACCACATCGCGCTTCCGACGATCTGGATCGTCATTATAGTGGATGACGGCCCATTCATCACTTCCCGGGCGGTCTTTCCCCGCAAGGAAGCATTCAGGCAGTGCCTGAATAAGTGCCTCGATTACAGGGCGCTGAATATCATTGTTAAGGCGCTGGACCGCGCCGATGGCGCAGACTTTATCACCGCTGTCAAATTCACCCTGCATCCAGCCGCCGCGCTTTTCGATGAAAGCACGCGCTTCTGCCAGACCCTTGCGGACTTCTTTGCTCGGCTTGGTCATCAGTTATTCTCCCGCCGCTTCCAGCATGCTGATCATCTTGCGCATGTCGGACATGAAATTCTCGCCGTTGACCACCTTGCCGTTCGCGTCAGTCTCGTAGTCGCCATCTTCCTGCATTTCGAAGAAATCAGGCACGGACGCAGGACGCTTGCGACCAAGATAGCGATAGGCTGCGTCTAGGTATCCCGCACGAAACTCATTCAGCGCCAGAAGCGCGTTTGCGGTCTTGCGGTTGATAATGTCGGCCTGTTCTCCGCACTCGTTAATCGCCCGCACGCCGCCGCGCCCTGATTCGAACGGTTCTTTGATGCCCGCAACATAAGTTGTCGGCTGAAGCTTAAGAGACATGGCAAGGACAGACCCCGCCATGCAGACGGTACACAAGCCGTCGCCGCTACCCCTATAGCCACTGTTAGCGGCGGTTCCCGAGTGCCATGTCCCCATGTCGATCTTGTAGCCGGGTGTTTTCGCAGCGGCTTCCACATCGGCAAGCGCGAGCTTCAGCAACTCGGACGGCTTGCTCGGCAGCGTAATTCTTTTGACCATGATTATATCCTCCGTAGTACCGTCATGTTGTCATATGTGTTCTTCATGTTGTCATATGTGTTCTTAAAGTCAATGCCCCACAGAGGATTTTTCCGGCACCTTGACCCTTTGGGGTGGCACGCTTACTTTCTTGCTTGCCAAGCCGAACCTGTGCCGCGCTGACCTCCACAGATGTTCGGTACTTCATCCTCCAGATGTTCGGCTTGGCACTTTCCTTCTTCTGCGATAGTTGATTCACCAACGCTGTTGGAGGCTTGATCATGAGCGTGAAGTGCCCGTCCTGCGGTCATAGGTTTGAACTCGCTGCGAGCTTGGAGGGCTTCGAAGAGTGGTGGGCTGCCTATCCGCGCAAGGAAAAGAAGGGGCTCGCGAGACGCGCCTTCACCATCGCACTGGCGAAAACCACCCCGGATAGGCTCCTAATCGGAGCAAAGCACTATGCGCGCAAGACCGCCAATCAACCACCGCAGTATATCATGCTGCCGAGTAGCTGGCTTAACGCTGAGTCTTGGACTGATGCAGATGTGCCTACAACTGACGAACCGCCATCAGTCGATCTCGATGTTTCGTGGTCGTTCGAGAAACACCAGATGATGCTCAACCTGATCGGTGAGCCGAAGTTCAGGTCATGGTTTCAAGCGTCGCGCATCGAACATGGCGACTATACCATCATCATCGTGCCGAAGGAATTTCATCGGCGTTGGATCGAACGCAATTTCGCCCGTGAACTCAATCAGGTGTTTGGCCTGTTCGAAGTCAGGGTTGGCTGATCGCTGCCAATTGACGCGCCAGTGACTCACACTCGGCTTTCACATACGCCACGTCACGGTACACGTCTTCAGGTCGCTGATCGCTCTCAAAGGGGAATCCCCTATTGCGAGTTCTGGCGTGATATCCCGGCATGAAATCCCACGCATGCGCGCAGTCGAACCCGAACCACCAAAGATCATCAGGCTCACCCTCGTCGGGAAGATGACAGATGCGCTTGGACGGATCGTCGCCGTGCTGGCAACCGCCTGCGAACGTCAGCCCGCCGTGAACCTCAATCTCCGAGACCCGAACACCGACACCCTTGGGCTCGGGAGAAGGACCGCTGTTATCGCTAAAGACTTCAAGCGGAGACACGCCAACTGGCAGGCCCTCCTGCTCGGCTTCCCGGGCCTTCGTCCACGCCGACCGCCAACGGGTGTGACGCTCTTCCGCCTCCAGCTTCGTGATCCCATCATAGTGCAGGCCATAGGCCGGATGCTCGGGCGGGATGCCGACATAGCCGCATAGCGCCCCCATGGGACCGCGCAGCAGCAGGCATGGAAGACCCGTCGCCTCATCCTGCCATTGCATCTTGTCAGGCTCGGACTGCCACGGACCTTCTGCCCAACCGGACTTGTCCTCGGTGTGATAACTGATCGTTTTCATAGCTCCATCCTCGTTTGCTTCATGGCTTGCTCAGGGAATAGCTTTGGTTGACGGTGCGCAGCTTCAAGACGCTTGCACGCCAGATCGAAGTATTTTTCATCGCGCTCGATACCGATGAACTTACGGCCCAGATCAAGACAGGCAATCCCAGTGGTCCCAGACCCCATGAACGGGTCGCAGACCAGTTCCTCCGGCTGGGTAAACAGACTGACCAGTTGCTTCATCAGTGAGAGTGGCTTCTCGGTTGGGTGCGTTCCTTCGCGGTTGGGACCGTTCGTGTTGTGGGTAAACACGCCCCGCATGCCGCCGCCGTTCCAGACGCGATAGCCCTTTCCGCACCATGCAGTGACGATGCACTCTGCGCCGCGCGCCGGGCCTTGTCCGTTGAAGCGCGGAGAGGCGTCAGGCTTGATCCAGAAGCAGGTCGTGTCCCATTTGCCGCCCGCAGATTGAATGTCATCGCGCCACGCTCGCACACCTTCTGCAAGCGTGAAGAGCAGGAGCCAGCCGTTAGAGGCAGCGACGCACTTGGCGGAGACTTCTGTTCGAACAAGGTCGATGCCATCGAACGGCAGATCGTCCACCGTCAGTTGGCCGTCGATGCGGATACGGTTTATCTTTCCCACCGCTTCGTGCATGACGGCCTCGTAGGGTGGATCGGAAATGATGTGACTGATCCCGGCGAGCGTTGGGAGGACTTCCAGCGCATCACCAAGGATCAGTCTTGCATCACCGATGGTGGCTTCAGTCGGTTGCAGCGGCAGCCAGTTCTCGTTCCACGTCGGCCTTCTTCAGAAGGCGCTCGTTGGCGCGGCGGTGCTTGGTGAGATAGCCAGTCGTGTCCAGAGGGGTGGGAATGCGCTTGAACTTCTCGTCCACGATCCAGCCTTCCACGCCGCGAAGGATGCGTTCGCACATATCGGCCATGGCGTTGCCGCCCGCGCGGCCCCGCTTGCGCGCCAGCATCAGTTCGCGAACCGCCTGAATGGCGTCCATCCTGCCGTTGGCCTTGATGCCGTTGCCCGCGAAATAGTCCGTCCAGAAGGGAAGGACCACGCGGCCATGGCGACGCCACGAAATGATGAAAGCCGCCACGAAGCCACCGGGACACGTCGCTGGCGTGATGGCAGAGCCGAACGCATCCAGCGCCACCAGTTCGTTCTGGAACTCCTTGATCAGTTCGTACTGATCCGGCGTTTCGTGAGAGAAGCCGTTCGGCGTGCGGCCCACCAGCACGTTGTAGGCCATTTTGAGCGCCGTGCCGATGGAACCGGCCTTGAGAAGCGGGGACTGAGCGTTGAAGTTGAAGCGGTTGAACGCGCCGCTGATCTTGTCGCGTGCCGTCTCCAATGCTTGGGCCGAGTCGAACGTCTTGTAGAGCTTTTCGGCCTCACCGCGATTCTCCACGGGGATCACATTCACCGTGATAAGCTGGGCGGGAGGCAGCGCCTTGCCCTCGTTCCAGAGATAGGCCCGCGTATGGCCGTCGAGCTTGATCAACTTGCCGCTCGGCAGTTCGGCTGCGAACACGATGCCGTGCGTGGGAAGCGGCGTGAGAAGATGCTTGGCCTTCGCCGCGTGGCGTTCCGTGTCGCGCTGGATGGGGTTGTCCTCCACCTTAATCCAGTCGGGCACGCTCATCTTGATGGCTTTCAACACTGCGATATCCTCCGTTTGCCGCGCCCCTTTAGCGCGAGTGACACGAAACATAATTAGCATGTCAACCATTGTAAAGGGGGTGGTGTCTATTTATATTACACGACAAGATGGCATGGCAAAAGGGAGGGTTTGATGCACCACGATTATGCTGACATTCGGAGCCTTATCCCACAGGAGCCGGACTGGTGGGATGAATATGCTGTTCCCCGCTATGGCAGCTTTGCGCCCAACAAACTGGCTGATATCTACAGCGACGAGTGCGCGCTGGTGATGATCGCATGTCAAGCGTGCGGACATAAGTTTCCCGTCGCCTTTAGCTCTTCCTCCATGAGCCGTCTCCGCGAGGCTATGGCGCGCGGTGCGAAAGAGCCGAAGGACTACGAACCATTTATCAAGAACACGCTATTGGAGCAGGCCGTCATTGCCAAGGCGCTCCATTACGGCGACCCGCCTAACATCAACTGCTGTGCTGGCGGGGCGACCATGAACTGTGACGACCTCAAGGTTCTGGAATTTTGGCGCAAGGAAAACTGGGATTGGAAACGCCACCCCGAACTTGAGGTAGAACTCGAAGACAGCCCCGCGTGAGCGGTTAGACGGTGAAGTGCGCTTATGTGGGGTCCGCGAAAGCGGGTCATCTCGAAAAACCCCGTCAGCCGGTGGATGGGCTGCCTTTTCACCATCGCGACCGGCACACCCTCTTGCCAAGAAGCGCACGCCGGGTACAGACTGACGGCCTGCGTTCGTGCGCGGCCCGCGATCAAAAGCGACTGAGCCGACATGGGCTTGGAAAAGGAAACCCCGGTGGGATTGGAGTCCCGACCGGGGCAAATGGCTGGTAGCAACAGCCGAAGAACTGTTGAACGGATATAGTGGATAAACCGTTCCAGCGCAACCGCTACCAGCCGAACCTTTCGTCAGTGGGCCTCCAACGGCTGATCCCGTCCTCAACGGGGTGAAAATGACCGCGCTCCGGGGACGGAACGGTCGGCCTATACGGTACTCAAAGCGGTGACGGAGTCGTCTGGGGAGAACCACAGCCTGTGTACCCAGAAGGCGTGAGGGGCCGGTAAAGCCCTCAGATGGTGACGGCGATACGGGAACAGCGCCGGGGTGAAGAGCCCAAATAAAATGAGTATGCGGGGGACGAAAATTTGTCTCCTAGGCCATCAGGCGGCCTCTGACCGGGCGGTAATCCGGCAGGCAGAAAATCCATAGGTATGGGGAAATTGATGTACGTTTACTTCATCGAAGCGTTTGGCGAGCACGAACTGAAGCGCATCAAAATCGGTTCTTCCCAGCACCCGAAGGAGCGGCTGGCAGAATTACAAGTCGGCAGCCCCGTAAAGCTCAAACTGATGGGGGTCGTGAAGTGTCAGTCCAACAACCACGCCCGGCAAGTGGAGAAGTTGGCGCACAAAATCTTCCATGCTCAGAGGCGACGCGGAGAATGGTTCCGGCTATCTAGAAAGCATATCGAACAGATGAAAAGCCTGATTGAGCGGTCGGCAGTCAGTACCGCTGCTTCGGCCTCGGATCGAGATTGACGGCCTTGAGCCAGCCACAGACCACCTCTCCGACCGCATGGGTGAGATGCAGAAGGAGATAGGCGAGAAACGGCGCACCCATGCCAACAAGGATCATGACGAACATGAGAATAGGCCAGTCAAAATTCTTGGGAACAGGATGGTACAGCCGACTAGAAATGAAATAATCGGCAGAGAGCCATACAATAGTGAACCCAATTCCGATGGCCGATTCCGTAAGTTCCCGGCGCGGTTCTCTTCTGAAATTCGACAATGCCATGCTATCCTCCGTAGCTCATCTGTAGAAAGCTCCACTGATCACTGACAAAGCCCTAGAAGCTTCATCAATCTGATCCTGAGTGACACCCTTGAGAATCAGGTCGTCCTTGATATCCGGACTGATGAGCCCGCCCATGACGTAGCCCAGCCTCATGGCAAAAGCCGTTGGCCGGTCGTCTAGGTCCATGGCGGCGGTAAGGGCGCGGCTACCGACAAAAGCGGCTTCTTCGTCAGTGAGAGGGGCCAGCCATGTCTCAGCCAGCGCGAGGCTTATCTCAGCGCCTACCCTTTTCACCGCTTCAGGCGGCCATTTGTGGTCAGCCATTGTTCTTCCTGATCACAACAGTTGAGGCAGAATCAATCTCATCGGCGCTCTCGGCCAGCTTGGCCATGCACTCATCCATGACCCGACCTATAAGGCGAAGTACCAGCTTCACCTTGTCCTTATCGACAGAGTTGTGAACGAGTTCGGAGAGCATGGACGCGAACACCTGAGGGGCGGCTTCCAGCATGTCCCGGCTTTTGTGGCTGAAGCACCAATCCTGCCAAGGGCCGACAATCACGGCCATCAGATCGGCCCCTGCCAAGGCGGCAGTGTCAGTCTTGAAGTCCCTGCGCAGCGCCTCAATCTCGCTGGCGTTGTATTCCTCGGCCTCTTGCCGGGAGATGATTCGCTCAGTCATCACCAGCCACCATGGTCCTGATCCGGCAGGCGACTTCATCGGGGCTCACGTTGGCTGCGCTATAGCTGTTCGGATTGAACAGCCGTTCGGCATCGACAGAGGTAAGCCCAAGCGCATCACCAACCGATATGAAGGCTTCGTACAGACCCCGGTCAGTTCCCCGAAGACGCGGCATCACTGAGCCGGTCATGGGCTTGTAAGGATTTTCCACCTCTTCAAGCTCTGGGATTATCCCCTTGTGGACTGCCCAGCCGATGGCGCAGCCGACAAAGCCGCAGCCGGGGTGCGGGTCACGCACTCCCCAGACTTTCAGGTTGAACTCAGCCTTCACGTCCGGATCGTTTTCCAGCATGTCGGCAATCTTCAGCAGCACATCGGCCTTCATGTCAGGCCGGACTTTCTTGTCCATCAGTTGTCCTCCTTGGATTCACGAATCCGGCTGTCGATGTGGTCATCGAGGGCGCGAGTGAACGTGATCCACTTGAAATAATAGTCCTCGACTTCTTCCAGTCGCCGGATTGCGATGTGGAGCTTTTCGGTGAGGATTTCCTTGGAATCCCCGGATTTTGGCATCACACGTTCCACGGTGACGCTCATCAGTTGTCCTCCGGAGATGGCATTTTCTCGCCGCGAATGGCGTAGTCGAAGAGGGCGATCACGTCCTCGCGGGTACGGCCCGGTTCGTCGTTGAAGGAAAAGACTGGCAGGCCCGGGGCCGAACCCCGCTCCCCCCTCAGGCGCATGGTTTCGCGCCAACAGTTGGGAACAGCCGCCGCCAGAGCCTCTACGACCGGTTCGCCGTAAGCAGAGGAATGAACAATCGGTGTTTCTTGAAACTTGCTGATAGCGCCGATAGCGCAGTGAGCGCCCCGATAATTGGCTAACGCATTCTGGCACCAATTATCGGGACTAGTGGCGAGAAAATCGCGCGCCTTCTGCAAGATCGTCTTGGTGTTGGGGTCTAGCTTCTGGCCCATCAGTTCCTCCATTAAGTGCCCCGGTGACAGCGGAGAGGGCGAGTGCCGCCACCGGGGCTCGCAAAGCTTCTCAGCCCCGCGAATTAAGGTTTCATGCTGCCGGGTTTCTTCCAGCAGAGTTCCCAGTCGATGTTCTTGTTGGCGTGCCGCTTGGCGTTCTCGCACGATAAGTCCCGAGCGTGACGGCGGGCCTCCAGCCTCTTGAGCGCCTTGAGCTTTTTCCCTGTCCGCATTGGCGCACAAGTGTTCTGCTTCTCGCGCCCCAAGATGGAGGGCTTCCAGTTACGCGGGTGAATGCTCAAATCCATGGTCCACTCTCCTGTTGGCAAGGAAGGTAGTAAACCTTGCTCTCGGCGTCAAGTCTTGTTACACACTGAGCATGCTGAATATCGTTCGCCGCGCCGCTGATATCGCATTCGATGGCAATGTAGCCGCGCTCGCCGCCGCTATCGGGGCACCAAGACCATCATTGTACTACTGGAAAAAAGCGATTCCGGCGCAATATTGCCGCCCAATCGTGAAGGCCACCAAGGGAAAGCTTAAGTTAAGCGAACTGCGTCCTGACTTATGGGGGCGCGGATGATCGGAACCACTATCGGGGCTCTCTTCATAGAGGCTCTTGAGAAATATGATTTTGGCGAGGGGCACCCCATCATGGAAATGGCCGTCATAAGCGGCCTCCCAGAAAAATTAATTCGGCGCAGGCTCCGAGATGGATGGTCAACTCATCGAGCTATAAATGGCTCATAAGTACAAGGCCAAAGCCACCGTTCTCGATGGCATAAAATTTCCCAGCCAACGAGAGGCCAAGCGTTACTCAGAACTGAAGCTGTTGCTCAGGGCCAAGGAAATCCACGGCTTGGAGCTTCAGCCCCGATTCCCGCTGATCGTGAATGGCAAAAAGGTCTGCGAGTATCGCGGGGACTTTGCCTATCTCGATAACACTGGCAATCGTGTGGTTGAGGACAGTAAGGGCTTCAAGACCAAGGAATACGTCATAAAGCGCAAGTTGCTTCTGGCCCTTCATCCCGAGCTTGATCACAGGGAGGTATGAAAATGTCAGGGGAACTCTGGAGCGACGACCGCATTGAAACACTGCGGAGTCACCTTCTCCAAGGCCGTACCTACTCGGAAATATCCCGCCTGATGAATACGACGCGCAATGTTATTGCCGGGAAAATCCACCGGCTGGGAAAGCGGCCAGAGCGCAGCGTGCGGGCTACCACATCATCGCGCAAGCCGCGCAAGGTGGTCCCGATGAAGAGGCCTGATCCGGCTCCCGAGCCACTTCTTGCTCCCGGCGAATGGCCCGTCAGTCGCAATCAGTGCAGATGGATCAACGGCGACCCACGCGGCCAAGACTTCCAGTTCTGCGGTCATGAGACGGTCGGCATAGCAGCCTATTGCAGCTATCACGTAGCGAAGATGTATCAGTCGAAGAACTGAGACTCCCTTAGCTCTGTTTCTCGGCAGCATCGGCCGCCATTCTCAGGCCCATGATCGCGTTCGGCAGACCCTTCGCGTCAGGCTCGTTCGGGTGCGCGTTCAGCGCACTCTCCATGATCTCGGCAACGATACGCGCCTCTTTGGCGGTGAACCCATGCATCTTGCCCCCAACGCTCACAGCGACAGCCGCCTCTCCGGACTCAGTAGTGCCCGTTCGGAACTCAATATCCGCGTCGTTCGGAGCGTCGAGATATTGCCCGACGAAGTTCATGCAGCGTGTAAGCGAGCTTGCCGGTGTCTCAAGGCGCATAAAAAACTCCCTTGTTATAGAATCTCGTCAAGCCGTCTCAGGATCGCCTCGAACTTTTCCTTGTCGTCATACTCGGTCAGGATGTTGTTGCCATCCATCGTGTATTCGATGCTGTAGTTGTTCTCGCCATAGCGCCACGACTGGACGCCCAGAAGCTTCGACCGCTTGACGTGCAGATGCAGCGTGTCCCCGAAGTAAATTCGGAGAGAGTCGAACTCCAGGCTGATCGTCGGCGTCACAGGGCCTCCGCTTATTTGAATTTCAGTTTGAAACGAGTGCCCCATTTTACGTAGGCTGTTGACCGGGGCCAGCCAGTTACTTCTTCAAACTCTGTAATTTTGTAACGATCATCATGCCAGAGTGCCTTCGCTCGGCGCTCATCCATGCGGCCATCATCTAGGCGACTTTTGACGGACTGCGCCTGAAATTCAGCGGCCCTTTCTCGGGAAATTCCCTTTGGGGCCAAAGCCAAACGCAGCATTTCTACCCCGTCAGTTCGGCTCTGTAATCCCGTCTCAACGTCGATCACGGTAGCGCCCATATCATGCAACCGCTTCACTTCCTTAGCGATGATGGCACGATGGTCTGCCAAAGCCTTAAGCCCGTCCACAACACCAAGATATTCACCCTGCCGCATTGTGATCCGCGCAAGCGGCTCTCCTTTGTCAGCCCGAAAAATTGTGCGGACACCATTGGCTCGCAATCGGCGTTCATCTTTCTCATCCCGAGCAAATCCGCGAGCAATTCTAATAGGCAGCGCCTTGGTGGTCATAGAAATTTTCTATACCCTATTGTAACTGGCGTCAAAAGGAATAGTTTACAAGAGGTGATCGCGGTTCTGCGGTCAAAATAGAGGCCCAAAGCCGTGCCGATGCCCGCGATCACTGACAAATATGCTAAGCGCGAGTATCGCCGTGCACTGCGGGCGCGCGATTTTCCGGTCAACACCTGCCCAGCGTCGCGGCATGTCCAGATGATCGGGGAGTTTCTGGCACGGCGTAAACGTTACCCCATGATCGAGGAAGAACCCGAGCATGTAGCCGGGTCGCTGTTGTCCACCGTCGCGTCCCTGTATCAGTGCCGAACCAAGCTGAAGAAGCTCAAGGCACAGGTGGCGAGACTGAAATCCCGAAACTCACGATAGAGGCCGATATGGAACCGCACAGACTTGACGCGCCATCCGTGAAAGCTGCCGTGCAGGAGGTCGTGATGCGGGACCACCTGATCGCCAGCGCCTCGTCGGATGGCGACTACAAGAAGCTGTACTTCAACCCGGAGACGGACGTTTACCGGATCAAGACGAAGCACACCGAGCACACTTGCAAGACGGCGGAAGATGCTGCTCGCATCTACAGCAGCAAGTAGTTCCCGCTTTCCATAGAAAGGGCCGGAGGAAAATAATGAGACTCACCCTTCGCTTCCAGACCGAGCTTGGTCCCAGAACCATCGTCATGAATGGCCTCACCGCGAAGGACGCGCATGCCATTTGCTTGGCGCGCGAGTTCGAAGGCTCCGTTGATCTGGATGCGCCGCGCGTGAGTCTGGTGGCGCACATGAGAAAGTACAAGGCAGCAAGAGCCAAGACTGTGAGCGTGGTTCCTATGCGGAGAGCACAATGAACGCCATCGTTGGAATGGATCGCTTTGTCGATGCCGAGATCGTGGAGAAGCCGTGCCTGCCGACATTCAAGCGGCCATGGTATCTGAAGCCAGACCGGCTGGACGCTCAGCCCGTGTGCTGGTCACTCTACGCCCACCCAGAAGAGTGGAAGTGGACTCAGTACGGGGATAATACACTCAACTATCACACGATCACCCACATTCCCAGCCAGCATCAGTTCTGGGTTGGAAGCGGTAAGGGCTACTACGGCCTGTGGGACACAACGGAGTGCTCCTGCTCTTCCAACAGGCATCGCTTCCATTTCCTTCAGCAGCGGCTATTCCACGCTGCGTTCAACTGGTGGCGGGCTCGCGAGGAACGCCCGAGACTGGCTCATACCAACGCGCAATTTGCCGCGCACTTCGTCCACTGATGCTCCACGACTTCGGCCCCGGAGAATGGACTGCCCGTAGCGTTGTTATCGCTATGCTGATGGTTTCCATCGCCGTCTGGGCGCTGGCGTTTATTGTGGCGGGGAGCTTTCTCTGATGCCACCATGCGTGAATCCCACTCATCTATTTTCTGGGACCAAGGGCGACAATAACCGCGATTGTGCCGCAAAGGGACGGTCACGAAGCCCGCGCGGGTCAGAGGCGAATGGCGTAAAGCTAACTGAAGAAGCGGTGATCGAAATACGCCAAGCAGTTTCGACAGGGACGCTACAGAAAGACCTGTGCGCCAAGTATGGCGTATCGCCAATGGCGGTTAGCCAAGTGGTTCGCCGTGTTACTTGGAAGCACATCCCATGAAATCAGTCGAGTGGCATTTAGAGCGCCGCAAGGGGATCGGGGCTTCCGATGCCAACATTCTCGTTGCTGGGGACGATGAGGCCATTCTCAGCCTGTGGCGAGAGAAGCGCGGCGAAGGGGAGGCCGAAGACCTATCGTGGGTATTGCCGGTCCAGATTGGCATTGCCACAGAGGAATTGAACCTGAACTTCTATGAGCATGTGACCGGCCTAGGAGTTCTTGGCCGGGGGAAAATGCTCACCCATCCTGAGCATCAGTTCATGCGAGCCACTCTAGATGGAATGGCCTACTGCCCAAAACGCGGGGCCGTAGTCGTTGAGGGCAAGCATGTAAACGCCTTCACAAACATCCCCGAGTGTGTCCAGAAATACCTGCCACAATGCACCCACGCCATGCTGATCACGGGCGCGAAACACTGCGACCTATCCATCATTAAAGGCACCCAAGAGCATGTGATTCGGCCCCTTGAGCTTGACCCGTTCTACAGCGAGGCTCTTGTGGATTTAGAGCGCCAATTCTGGGAGTGCGTCCAAACTGGCAAACCGCCACGCGAGCTACCCAAAGTGGTTACTCCGGTCCCATTGGAAGATATGGCTGAGCGGGATATGACCGGCCAAAACTCATGGGCCGTAGAGGCCGCTGGGTGGCTCCAGACGCGGGCCAGTCATACGGCCTATGTCGGGCACGAAAAGGCCCTGAAATCGCTTGTGGGGGCCGCAGATAGGCGCTGCTACGGCGCTGGTATTGAAATTACCCGGAACCGGGCGGGATCGCTGGCCATTAAGGAAATAAAATAACAATGAGCAATAATCTTTCACTCTGGTCCGAGTTCGAAAAGACCGACCCGAATCACACCAAGCAGTTCAGTGGCAAGGCTGGGTTTTCCGGCACAGCCATCAACGGCACATGGATTCTGAAGCGACTGACGGAGAAGTTCGGCCCCTGCGGACGCGGCTGGAAGTTCGTGCTCGAAGACGAGCGTGTGGAAGATGGTCACTTCATCAGTGATCTGGACCGGGCCAAGCTCCACATCGTCCGTGGCCATCTCACCTACTGCATGGATGGTCAGTGGTACGATACGTCCCCGCAGTTCGGACAGACCATGCTGGTCGGCTCCAACAAGTACGGGGTCTACACCGACGAAGAGGCCCCCAAGAAGTCGATCACGGACTGCATTTCCAAGTGCGCCGTGCTGCTGGGTATCGGCGCGGATGTTCACATGGGGCTCTATGACGACAACAAATACGTCAACGCTCTACGCGAGGAGTTCGAGGGTGACGATGCGCAGGTTCAGACAACTGACAAGCAGCAGGCTCCGAAGGCTACCAAGCCAGCCGAAGCAGGCCGTGTTGCTCAGGCAGACAAGGCCAAGGATGCAGCTATCGCTTTCGGACAGAAAGCACTGACGGCCATCAACGGCTTCCGGACCATCGAAGAAATGAAAGCTTGGGAGAGCATCGAGATTCAGGACAAGATTGCGCGCCTGAAGCAGTATTCTCCTGAACTACACGCTCAGATCATTGAGGCGCTGAAGCGAGCAGATGAGAGGCTGGGCTAAATGCCGTTTCGCCGGGCGACGTTAGAAGAAGCTAGGGCACACTTTCTCGCATTCGTTTCCAAAACGGATGGCGGATGCTGGAAATGGTTGCGTCCACTCGACAAGGCCACGGGCTACGGTCGTTTCTGGGTGCCGCATCTCGCCAAGCGTCTAGGCGCACATAAAGCTGCTTGGCTCTTCTTTAAGGGTGAGACTGAAGGTCAGCACGTTTTGCATCAGTGCGATAACAAGTGGTGTGTTAATCCTGATCACCTTTACCTTGGAACACATCAAGACAACGCAGATGATGCGTGGCAGAGAAGCCCACCAGATAGAACTTTTTTCAAAAAACCATCCTTCAGAAAAAAGTTCTTAAAGTCCCGCCCAAGAGGGCGTGCAGCCTCAGAAGTACGTCCAAACAGGCTGCTAAACGAAGCAGTGGCGCTGGAGATTTTCTTCGCTACTGGTACGCACAAAGAACTCGCGAAAAAATACGGAGTTTCCTACCACACGATATGGCAAATCCGTCACAAAACAGCATGGGCGTGGATTCACGATCAGGAAGGTGCCGCATGAGCGAAGAGTATTTCGATGTAAACCAATGGAGAGACACCCCAAACGGCAAGCGCGCGACCAAGATCGGCTTTGCCAAGATGAAGCGGGACAACGACGGGTTCTACGTGACTCTCGACGCCCTTCCGCTTCCCCAGTTATTCGAGGGCAAGCTCACCTGTCAGATCAGCATTGACAAGCAGAAGCCGCGACCGAGTGGCGGCTATGGCGGCGGCGGTGCTCGCATGCCAGCCCGCGCTGATCGTGCGGCACAAGCCACGCGCCGAACTGACGATGGCGACGAAGTGCCCTTTTGATCCATGAAGTTTTTCGGGCGCAGGAAGGGTGACGGTATCTTCCCTGATGGGATGGAGGATGTACAGGATTTCGCCAAGCTGCCGATTGGCAAGCTCCTAAGCATAGAGATTAGAACTTCGCGGTCGAACAATCAGTTGCGTCTCTGGTGGGGACTGTGCCGCCGCATCGGTGAGTCAGTTGGGGCAGAAGCAGAGAGCGTGTCCGACCTGCTGCTGATCGAAAGCGGCCACTGCGAGACGCTGCGCTCCAAGAAGTACGGTGATATTCTCCGGGCCAAGTCGATTGCCTTCACAGCCATGGACCAGACCGAGTTCAATCAGTTGTTCGACAAGGCTGTCGATGTGATCGTGTCGAACTGGGGAATCGCCCGCAAGGACGTGCTGGAAGCCGTTCAAGACCTATTGATACCAACGGAGGCAAGATGAGACAGGTGAATCAGGTTCGAACAAAGATGACCCCATGCCCCGCATGCGGCGAAGAACTGGATGGAGCCACGGAAGTCACCAATGACGGCAGGGCTGTCCCACGCCCCGGCGACCTGTCCATGTGCTGGTACTGCGGAGCCATCCTGACGTTCGATGACGACACGATGCTTCGCCTCGCCACGGATGCGGACATGACTAATTTGCCGCCCGGTGTCGCGGAAATCATCACCAATATGAGCGCCATCCAGCGCGACAAGCGTGGGAGAACGCCATGGGACTTGGCCGGGAGTGGCGGCTAAGCGGTACACAAGGCGGAGCGATATCGAGCGCCTGAAGAGACTTCAGAACCATCAGTGCGCCAAGTGCGGCTGTCAGTTGGAAGTCTTCCACATCGATCACCACATAGCTCTGGTCTTCGGTGGCACAGATACGTTCGAGAACAAGCAGCTTCTTTGTGTGCAGTGCCACAAGGTTAAGACCTTCGGCACCAAGGCGACAACGGTCGGAAGCGATATTCACGGCGCGGCGAAAATCAGAAGAATACTCGCCAAAACCTCTTGTAAACCTAAGAAGAAGGGTTTACTTAAGAGTCGAGGATTTGATCGGACGCTAACCCGTCATTTCGACGGGAGTGTTTCGCGGAGGAAGCCATGAAAAAGCACATTCTATTCCTTTCGATTGCCGCCATGCTTTCAGGCTGTGGCGAGCCCGCTGCCCCAAACGCCGACCAGCACCAAGCCGAAGTGACGGCCAAGATGGCGGCAGAAGCCGACCGGGCCGTCCCTGTGCCCGCCATTGTGAATTGGGCCGAGAAGCACATGGTCCACGACCTCTACGAACTCCGCGACAAGCAAGTTCCTACGTGGGCCTATATGCAGGGCATCGACGGCAGACTGATCTGCCTTGGCCGCTCTGTGGGATACGGCATTCCATACGCCGTCCAGTTCTCCAACCCGCAGGTCTACTCGCGCCATGATTGCGGCGAGCACTACTGCGACGGCCCCATGCCGCAGCCGGAACCGAACGGCCTGTTCATGCCTGACAACGCCGAGGGTACGTGGCTCCAAATGCTGGACCCGGCCACGAATACGGTTGAGGCCGTCTATGTCGAGCCGCGCGTGACGGTTTCGCCATTCCGACTCACCGGCCCGGTCGTGGCGCAGGACTGCACTGCCGACAAGCCAACCACCAAGTAAGGGAGCATCATCATGCGTGACGGAATCCTTTCTGGCATCGCAGGCGTTGTTGTCGTGATTGCGATGGTCATTGTGGTGAGCGGGCTGGCAATCTGGGGCCTGTTCTTCAATCGCCATGCCGCACCCTATGCCGAGGAAACGCGCCGCCTCACCTACGGCCAGTCTCTCGCCTATCAGCAGGGCTCGCAGCGCGATTTCGAGAACCTGTGCCTCCAATACCGGCAGGCAACCGATCCAGCCGCAAAGGCCATGATCGCGGACATGATCAAGCGCCGGGCTCAGGACTACACCGGCCCGGAACTGACGCCGACCGTGCAAGCCTGCATCGCAAGTCTTGGTGGCTAATGGCCAAGAAATACTTCCGCCATCTGGGCCTGAAGTGGAAGACCATGAAGGTGGGCGTTCCCAAGCCCTACAAGGGCACGCCTGACGGGGTGAAACAGTCCGTCAGTCGGGCCAACCTCAAATATGCGCCCAAGGTCTTCGTCTGGCGCAGAACCAAGGACGCTTTCGAAGTGGAGCGGGTGCAATGACACGCGCAGAACGGCTGGATTGGTGGCTGAACCGCAAGGTCTTTACGCGCATCGCGGACTGGACGGACTACCATTTCAGCCGCAACCACTATGATTTGGCCATCTACTGCCTGATCATCGAGATAGCGGCAGTCGCGTTGCTTGCGGGGCGCTCCATGCTCATGCGCTGGTGGGGGAACGTAGGCTTAGATTGCTTCATCATGGTCATAGTGTTTACTTTTAACGTCCCGAAAATCCGGAGGCTGGAAGAAGCGAGCCGGATATACGAGACCACGGAAGCCATGGTCCCAACACCGGTCGTTCAGTACTTCGCCTATCCGCCGTGGATGCGGCTTATCCCTGTTCCCATCGCCGTTGTTCTGTCGCTGCCTTCGTCCTTCTTGGAGTCATCGGTTCCGACCGCCATTATCGCGTTCCTTGGCATGTCGTGGCTCATGTGGAGCACATACTCGGACTACTTCGCCATCGTTCTGCGCCCGCCACGCTCGCGCCAAAAGAAAAAAGCCCCGGATTTCTCCGGAGCCCTTCAGCCGATATCGGTCAGGTCGTAAGTTCAGCGGATATGAATGGCTAGGCCGCCACTGACCACGGTGGACAGAGCCCAGAAGAACAGTCCGCCAGCGATGAGCTTGAAGCGTGGTGCATCCGGCACACCGAGTGCCGCCAATGCGAACAGTACCAAGGCGACGATCAAGAAAATCAGAGCAATCATGGTGTTTCTCCCTAGTGTCTCATGCAGACTACGCCCTGTTCCAGCCGAGCGATGCGTTCTCCGTCACTGACGACGGTATTTGATAACCACCCTACAACACCGACGCCGATCAGCATGGCCACGGTGAGCGCGACCTGAAATCCAGATTTGTCCATGTCACTTGGGCCATGCTTTCACGATGGCATCATGCTTGGCAGAGCAAGCGCCATACTTGGCCAGCACATCAACGGTCCAGCTTAGCCATACATCGTAGTCAGCGTCAGTGGGTGCCGTTAGTTGCGGGCACGGTTGGGCCAGAGCTTGGTCCAGCGGCGGAATTGGCTGCGGAGACGGCTGTGGTGAGGACGCGCACGCGGTCAGCAGTAGGCTTGCAACCGCGAGGCAGAGGAGTCTTCGCAATGACACTTTTCAGTCCCTTCTGAATGTCCCCAATCTTGGTATCGAGCGCCCCTTGGGTGGCGACATAGGTCTGCGCCGCTGCCGAAATCTGAGCCGCATAGGCTTGGTATTTGGCGAGGATGGCGTTGGAGCGGGCTGCCTCTGCCTTGGCTTCATCGGCCTTCATCTGGCTGATGGTGGCCTTGTAGCCCTGAGAGGTGAGCCAGAATGTGGCTCCGCCAGCAAGGACGGAAGCGATAAGCCCCACGCCGATGAGCCGCCCGATAGGGCTTAGAAAGAACGCGATCAGAGCGCCCATTTAGACGAAGTGTCCGATGACTCCGCCAACTACCAAGGCTCCCAGAACTGACAGGTAGGGATGGGTCGCAATCGCGGCCTTCAACCAGTTCCACTCAGCCCGGATGTGATCTTCGACAGTCTGCACGGTCATTGTGTTGGGGTGCTCCAGCTAGTGCCGTTCCACGACGTATGATAGTCGCCCGGATCAAGACCAGACACCATGGCCGCGCACTGATCGCTGGTCACGGTCACGCTCGAATCCGTGTCGTTCTGGAGCGTGAGGGTGATGGTGAAGTCCTGATTGGTCCAGACAAGCTGGCTCCGTGCGAGGATGATGTGGCCGCCGCCGCTGCTGCTCATGGTTTAGCCCCTTTGCTTGGAAGAAGATCGGCAGGAACCTTATACCCCTGCGTTGCCAAAGTTTCGAGGAAAGATTCTGCTCGCTGCCGCCAGTAGGCTTCCTGAGCCTGTTCGCGGTCTACTTTGAAGGCGTAGAGGAAGCACAAGAGCGAGATGGCGAGCGCCACGGCGGAGAAGAACCGGTTGTCGAATCCGATCAGTTTGACTTCGGTGATGGAGCCGGAGCCATGGACGGACTTGGAATGATCATCGCTCTGCCGGTGGCCCGGTTCATTCACGGCTTAGTGTTCAGCCTCGCCTTGATATCGCGTACATCATCCTGAACTTGGACCAGCGTCGCCTGCATGGCTTCCTGTTTGTCGTTCAGGTGTTGGAGTGCAATGCTGGATTGCAGAGCAAAACTCGCGCCCCACAAAATCCCCGCTGCCGTTATAACGCCAGCCACACCGAGCCAGTATTTGGCAGCGGCGTCCCCTATGGTCTGTGACATTCTCGTAAACAAAGCCTCTTGCTTAACGGACACGCCCGCCATGGAACTTTCCTACGCTTTAATTGCCCACTCATAACGCAGTGGACTACGCTCTGGTCTCGGGGCCAGCTTTATTAAAAATGATCTTGGCAGTCAGCGGTCCTACCCACGCCGCTAGGTATGCTGCAAAAAACGTCACATCGAGCGTGGCTTTGATTTCTCGGTCAATAATGACCCAGCTTGTCATGAGGAATGCGGTAAGGAATGCTATCGCAGTCTTAGAAGTTTTTCCGTTCACGTCGTCTCTGAGCAAATCCCAGAGGTCGATAGTCCTGCGCCTATGTGCGTACCAAATGACGAAGACGATGAAGATGATGAGCACCGCGAGGATGATCACCATGGGGTTGATGGTAATACCCCAGATGGTGGTAAACCCGTTTATGGGCTCAGTCGGCACATGAACTGACGGCGTTGATGTTTGAGCGTCACCAGCCTTCATGCGGTGACTTCAATGTCCATGTCACCAGATGCGCGCCACTGATCACGAATGGGGCGAGCCATGATGATGCAGCCGTGAGACGCCTCACCCGGATGCGATGCGCTGTCTCCGTGGATCAGAAATTCTGTCCGGCCATGTGCGTTGTGCCCAACTGGCTCAAGCACAGCTACTTGAGGGCCTTTATCCCCATGGTGGTCATCCCAGCGAACAATTCTCCAGTGTCCGCGCGGGATAGGGCCAACGGCATGAACGGCTTCCATGTCTGGATTGTTCTTGCCTTCGTGATATCCGCTATAGCCAATACCGACAATCTGTCCGTTGTGGATGGCTTGGCCATGAAGCTGCGTATATGTCCACGTCATGTGTTTTCTCTTATGGGAATGAGCGGAAGAAGAACTTGTTGGACCCGAACGTGCTGGTCGCATTCAGGGTAAGCGCCACCGCATTGATCTGAGATGCAGCGTTGGCAGAGGTCTTTTTATGACAGAAAAGCTGCCCACCAGAGATAGAATCTGTATGCGTTGAGTCCTCGAATGACCCGGTTGCGGTTGATCCAACACTGAAAGTTTGGTTGCCATCAGCGCCAGCAATTCGAAGATTAATCGTGTATCCACTCGAAGCATTGGTAACGACATAGGCGCGTTCTTTTCCTACCACGCAGGCCGAAGGCATGGTGGCCTGACTGTTTGCCTCTGTCGCATCAAAGCCATATCCGAGTGGCTGGAGATATTGGATCGTGCCGCCGTTGTAATTCATATCGGCAGTCGTTGAGGTCGCTCCGGTGGAGAGGTCAACCTTCGGTGCGCTTGTGCTGACTATTGTTGCGCCTAGGTGGCAGACAAGCTGGCTGGCGCTACCAGCGCCGTTGACCGCTTGTACGTTGACCAGATCGCCAGAGGCCAGCGTATCGCTGTGCGTCGTGTCCTCAAAAGCGCCATTTGACGATGCGCCAACGGAAACAGTGTTATTGCCGCTACCAGCGTTTGCGCGGTGCGTATAGGTGGTTGCGTTGCTGCGGCTGTTCGAGTCGATAAATGCATAGAGGTTAGAGAGCGTGCCAGAGGCACGCACCAGAAGATTTACCTGTGAATCCGTTGACAGCGTGTAAGTAGCACCACCACCAGATGAGCCGCCATTGTAGGGGATTTCTCGCGTCGCACCGCCAGTGAACATATTGTTGGTGTTAGAAGTGCTGACGAAGCCAGTATTGCCACTCGCCCAAGCGGTTGAAGCCCCCGAACTCGCTTGAAAACGCGATGTGATGTTACGAATGGTTGTCGAACCTGCGCCTGATCCGGTTGCAAAGCCAGCATTGAACAGGTTTGTCAGTGATAGCGTATCTGAATGTGTCGTATCGCCAAATGATCCGGTCGTGGACGCCGTAATGGAAGCCGATAGATTACCGTTAGAGCTACCAATGCGAGACTTGCATGTGGTCGCTGTGGTTCGAGTATTCGCTGAAACCACGGTATAGAGATTATCCAGCGTTCCAGCCGAACGACATTTATGCTGAACTGCCCCTTCAAAAGTGCCTCCGTCTAGGCCAAGGGCCATTCCAGTCGAGACAAGTCCAATGTAACTAGATGTGCTAGCACTTGATAGTACCGCAAGATTGGGGCCGCTATTGGCACAGCCGAAGATCGCCATAGTGGTCATGGGTCAGTCCACCATCGGACGGCGAAGAATGAACTTCTCAGCGAGCTTGTGGCGCATGTTCTCTTTGTCGAAGGAAGAGAGTGCAGGATGCCAGAGCGTCAGTTCGCGATTGGCGTTGTAAGTCCAAGCTACCGTGCCGCCGTCAATATCGGGATACGCTTCAGTCAACGTCCTGATGGAGATGTTCTTGTGGGTGTTGTCGCGAGCAGCAGACCAATAGTCACCGAACTCAGAATTGCCGCGCTGATGGTGCTCACAGCGAATGAAATGCTGGTGCGGATAATGAACCCGGTGGTCCTCTGACGTGCTGCGGTCCCAGATGTACTGAAGGTGGCAGAAGCACGTATCGGGCCGCCAGTCAGTAAACTTCACCAGATCGAGATTGATAACCTTGCCGAACACATCTTCGACGTTCTTGCCTTTGAGTGCCGCAAGCGTGGCCTCAAGATTGCGAATGTTGGTGTCCACATGGGCGCGCGGGTCAACGATATATTCTGGACACTCTTCTACTGTCAGTTCCAGAAAGGCGCTGATCGAATGTAGTTCTCCGCGCGTGGAGCGATAGAACTTCTCTCCCACTGGCCAGATGAGACTTCTCGGATCGACGCGCGTAGGCTTGCGCTCTGGCAGAGTATCGGAAAGAAGCAGCGATACCTTACGATCAATGGGAAACATTGGCTGCACCCAAGGCAATGACAATGTGCGTGGAATCTGCGACGTAGTAACTGATATAATCCTTTGCGTTCGCACCCGTGCTCAAAGTGAGCGTGGATGTACCTCCGGCAGAAACGTACTGCGTTCCCCAAGTGATCGTGTCACTGCCAGTGCTGCTCTGGATAACCTCGATAACCCCGCTCTGACCAGCTACCGGCGTTGAGCTTGGATTATTGAAAGTACAAGCAGAACCGTGGACCAGCGTCAGTGTGAAGTTCTGGGCAGCATCGAAGTCAGGAGTGACCGCATTACCAGACTCGGTAAGTGTCGCAGGAGTGCCGCGCTGCGACTTTGTATAACTCTGAGCTACGTCCAGATATGCAACGTCGGCAGGAAGCCGCGCGGCTGCGACAGTGCCCGATGCGATATTGCTGCCGTTGAGCGCCGTTAGATTGACGCCACTCGCTGCTGGCAAAGTGGCCGGGAAGCGAGCGTCAGGAACAGTACCCGAGGCGAGATTGCTGGCATTGAGTGCCGTGAGGTTCACACCGCTCGCTGCTGGCAGCGTTGCAGGAAAGCGCGCGTCAGGAACCGTGCCAGACGTAAGGTTGCTGGCATTGAGGTTCGTAAGATTGACACCACTGACGGCAGGCAGAGTGGCAGGAAACCGTGCATTCGGGACCGTGCCAGTGATCAGGTCAGACGCACTGCCGCTTGTGGCAATCGCTGCCAGAACACCGCCACCACCACCCGGGAGAGGTGAGCCAGTCACCGGCACTTGGCTGAGATATCCAGTCAACGTCTCATTGGAGAGCGAGCCGCTATCGAATGTGATGTTGATTGTCGTGTTAGTCGAAAACGAACTAGACGAAATGGCACCGTAGATAGTGCCAGTAGTAGCGCCCACAAACTTCATGCGGCGTCCCGCATGGTGCGCGGTCGTTACGTCCACACCGGCAACCGTGACTGATGTAGCCGAGGCATAAACATACGGCGTGCTCAGATATGTGCTGCCTGACGCCTGATCACCACTGCCATAGCTGAACCAGATAAGGTCATTGAAGGCAGATCGGATATCAGCCGTCTGTTGCCGGGCCGTGTTGTTCACGGTCGATGGAAGCTGGTTTTCTGCCCAGTTGCCGTTGCCACCGTCAAATGTGGAGTTGGTAAGTGGCGTGGTGCTGTATGAAGGAATGCCGCTAGAACCGGCCATTATTGGCCCCCGTACATTGATGTGCCAACGATGGCTGGCGTGGTGAAGAAGCGACTGCTGATCTGTGGATTACCGAAGAAGCTTCGGAAAGTTGTGGGCGCTACCGGCGAGCCCATATGCGTGGCAGCAACCGTAGCCAGATGGGTCGCGAGGTCACGCGGGGAGAGCATGAGCTTCTGCCCAGCGTAATCCATCGCCTCAGGCGTAAGCCCCTGTGTGCGCGTAAGGTCTGGCAGATAATGCCGTGCCGCCTGAATAGTACGCCCAAATCCTCCAAGCAAACGACCGGTTAGAAAATTAGCTCCAGCGTGGGCAGCATGCAGGGCCGCCATGGTGTGGCGCATCGCATCTTGGTTCGCCGCCTCATTGCTAAGCTCGAATGTCGTGCTGTTCGTGGCTGGCTTCATGCGGCTGCCGGAAGCAGCGAGATTCAGTTCCGATTGCAGACCGTCAAGGAACGTAGCCGCCTTATCCTTGCCAAGAACTAGCGCGAGCTTGTCCTTCACGAATGGGGTCATGAAGACCTGCCCCTTGAAGTTGGCCCCGGCGCGAGTGTTGCCAGCCATCTCGTACAGCTTGTTCGCAAGTCCACCCCGAAATGCTGACAGTTCTGCTGGAGAGAGCTTTTGCAGATCAGCCGCGAGGTCGTCCGGCTTGATCTTGCCGTCCAATACAGCCTTTGCACCCCGGTCAAACGCAGACTTCAGGCTTAGATAGTCGCCGCTCTGAGTGAGTGCCTGCTTGTAGATAGGATCGGCATTACCGAGTGCATCGCCAATGGCATGATTGACGGTGTTGATGGAGTGATTACCGGCTGAAATTGAAGACGGGATTGGCGTTCCGTTGGGATACCGCTCAACCTGATTGCCAAGCGCCTTTTTCACCAAATCCCAAGCTTCTCCAGTCGGCTTAACTTCCTTAGCGAGCGTTCCCTGCTTGTCAAAGTAGAGGCCAACCGTCGCTGGGTCACGGCCCTCATTACGAATGGTCGTGGCAGCATCTTGCATGGCCCTTTGAACGGCAGGCCGCTGCATGAGCCCACGAAGCTCATCAGTCATCAGTCCGCCAACATGATTGGCGTAGAACTGTTTGTAGAGCGGATTGACTGCTGCACGACCATCAGCAACCAACTGATCAATGTTCCCCTGCGCCGCATCTGGATGAATACCGGCAGCAGCGGCCAGATCATCCTTCACACGCCCCGGAGCCGTCATGGCCCGCGTTTCGACTAGTGCCGTAAGGTCTTTCCCCACAGTGGGAGAGCGTCTGCCAAGAGTGGTGAGCGGAATAGTTGCTCCCGCTGCTTCCGCACCCGTCATCATGCGGCCTGCGTTAGCTCCCTCCCCCGCTGCTGCGATTTTTGCTGGCGTGGTCTGAGCCTTACCAGCAAGCGACAACAGATAATGGTTGGCCAGATCAGCGGCAGTTGGAGCGACTCTTTCAGCCTCATTTAGAAGCTTCGCCTTACCACCCGGCGTGGGAAGCGCACCAGAGGCAAGTTCGCCAGCGGTCTGCCACCAGTCATGTCCTGTTCCACGTCCCGTATTGGCCCGAGCCTCAGCCACACGGGCATTGGCTGCGTCTTCGACAGACTTAAGCGGCGCAGAAACGTAGTCGTTGTACGCCTTACTTAGAGGATTTCCCGGCACGGCCTGATCAGCGGCATGCGCAATGGCACCTACTGGATTGAATATAGCCATCGCCCCCGGTGTATGGTCCGCCAACATGCGGGCAGTGCCTATGGCTGTATCGAGCGTTGCGCCCTTGAGAAAGCGTGCGCCGGGAGCCGCCAGACCACGGTCAGTCATGGCCCTAAGCGACCAATCGTCAGGCGGTGGAGTCGTTGGGGCCGGAGCACCCTTCACGCCGTACTTGGCAAGGATATCATTGCCGGACGGCGCTGTTGGAGCGGTCGTCACACCATACTTCGCAAGAACGTCGTCTTGGATGGTCATTTACGGAGTGGCCTGAATGAGAACGCCATGCTTGGTCCGCATGAACCAGAGGAAATTACCCGGAGTCATACCCATGGCGGCTGCATCGCTGTTGATTTCGGACTGCGGCTTCTGAACTACCTTCTGACCAGTCGGGGCGGCAGTAGGTGCGGAAGAATCGTTAGCGCCAAAAATTTTCTTGAGAACGGTGGCGTCACCGCCAATAGACTTGATGATATCTCCCTGCTCAGACGAATACGATGAAACGCGATTTGCCATGTCAATTTTCATGGCATCGAACGTTGCCTTCAACTGCTGAAGGTTTGAGGCGTTGTTAAGTAGGTCGTTGTAAAGCTTCTGCGAGTGATCCGAGAGAACGCCGTTGCCTGTCGGTCCAGTCGTCATAGCGCGGGCATATTCGGCGGCGGCTGTCTGGATCAAGGCGTTGAACTTCACGACCTTATCGTCGCCAACACCCTTACGACCAGCCTGAATCCAAGCGTCGAAGACCGGCATACCGGTTGGGCCAACCCCTTGGGGCGCAGCCGCAAGGGCAGCCGCAGTATTTTTGATAACGGTATTTTCAGACTGATTGATGTTATGTGCAGCGAAGGTAATGCGGCCTAGCGCCTGCTGATTGGCGTGTACCAACGCGCCTCTTGCCATATCGGCTTCTGGCGTGCTGCCCATTTCGTCGCTGATGGCCTGTGCGCGAGCCGTAATCGCATTACGCTGTGCTTGACCACGGCCTTGAAGAACAGATGTGTCGCCATTCAGATAGCGGTGGGCGAGATAGTCAGTGGTCTTCTCATCCGTAGTCGCATAGCCAACTGGAAGGCGATTGATATGCAACTCACCAGTCTGCGGATTCACCTGAACGGTTGTTCCAGCAGGCTGCGGCGGCACCTTGTACTTCGCGTAGTCTTCCGGCCCGATGGTAACAAGGTCGTTTTCGTGCTTGTCGATGACGTTAGGAACGCCAAGACCATTGACCTGAACTGACCAACGAGGATCGTAGCCATGAGCACGCTTTTCTTCGTCCGTCATGGGACGCTCATGCTTGGCAATGAGTTCAGAGATCATTGCACGCTGCTTTGTCGGGTCTGGTTCTGAACTGACAAGCAGCTTTTCCTGATCTGTCAGTCTCATCAGGTCTGGAGGCGCGGCTGTAGGCTGGGCACCGGCCTGAGGTGCTTGCGGTGGCTGGGCCGAGACCTGCGTCGGTTGACCCGGAAGCCCGAACGCAGGCTGAAATGGCGTCATATTCTGCGGATTGCCACCGCCAGCCAGTGTCCCAGCCGGGATGGCATGGGCGGCGTTGATACCAGATTCGATCTGCGTCTGGCCCGGCAGCGTGGTAATGAACTTACCGAGGTCGTCAGTCCGCTTCATCCAGTTGGACAAGAACATCGCCTTAGCCGGATTGGCCTGAGCAATCGCCTGATAGTGAGACTTGAGAAGCGCGAGGTACTTCTGGGGATCGCCGCCAGACATATCGAGCAGTTTCTTGGCTGCGCCCGGCCCCATGGCGAATGCCGCTTCCATGTTCACGGCGGCAAGCTGTGGATTTGTTGCTGCGAGCGAGGCTGAACCAGACCCAATCCAATAACGGTTCTTGGTGATATCTTTCGCCTGATCGGCAGTGAGGCTCTTTACGTCAACCCCGGGATTGGCCGCTTGGTTGATCCCGAACTTGGATGGGACACCTGTGTCCGGATCATGTGTAAACGCCGTCCCCTCATGTGGCAGGAGGTGATTGGTGTAGTAGTCATCGAACACGGCGTTCGGATCGGAAGGACCACCAGCCGTTGTAGTTGGCGCAGGCGGTGTCGATATCGGCTGGCTTTGCCCTGCCAAGAAGTTCTTCACCCAGTCGGCAGACGACTTACGATCCTCAAGCGTCAGGTTCTTGATCTTCATATCAAGAGCATTCGATGCGGCCTGCTGAGCCGCCTGTTGCCCACCCATGTAGCCCTGTGCCGCTTGGCCGATGACTTCGCCAAACGGAACGGGAGTGCGAGACGGAGCCGCAGCCTGTCCCAAGCCTTGGAGAAGCCCAAGGAGAGGAAGCGAAGACTGTGGATCACTGAGGTCGAAGAAACCCGGCATTATCCTTGTCCTGAGAAAATGTCACCCCAGTTGGCACTACCGAGGTTGTTGCCGAATAGATTGCCGAACAGGTTGCCAAGGCCGCTGGACAACTGACCACCCGTCAGTGCGTTGCCGAGTGTAAACGCCCCGATACCGGTGCTTAGCGCGTTGGCCGTCGGGTTCGTGAAGTACGGCTGCGTCTGCGTCTGCGTGCCACCGTAATTGCCTTGGATGTTCTGCATGTAGTTTTGCAGGTTTCCATAGGGCTGCTGCTGACCGAAGTTCCAACGAGCAAGTGCGTCGTTGATAGCGGCCTGATTGAGTCCCTGTGTCGTCTGGCCTGCATCTTGGAGTGCAGCAGCCTGCTGGTAATCCAGATTGCCGATGGATGGCGCGAGCCCCATAGCCGCAAGCTGCTGCTGTCCGGCGTTCTCGTAGTTCTGCGAGAGGCCCTGCAAGCCAGAGAACTGCTGCTGCAAGCCCTGCTGGTAGTTGTTGTAGGCGAGATTGCCGATGGCATCGCCAAGACCTTCCGAAGCAGCGCGCGTCGCCAGCCCGCTATCAAGACGGTTGCCGTTGTTGAAGGTGGCCTGAATACCCGGCAGCACATTCGCCTTGACGATATCCGCCATGTGCTGGAAGTACGGATTGTCTGCGCTGAGATTTGCGCCGCTGGCGAAGTAGCCATAACCGCTGTTAGACGGGTTAGACGTAAGCCAGCTTGGGCTTAGAACATTGGATAGGGCACCATTAGCTCCGGCCTGAGCCTGCGTGCCGTTGAGGCCGAGATTGGCCTCGTTCTCAATGCCCGTCAGTTGGAGATCAGTTGGCCCAGCATAGGACTGACCGGGATAATAGTTCGGGCCACCCTGATTGAAGAGGTTCTGGGCAGCCTGAAATCCTTGCGTGAGATACGGCTGTTGGCCGGACCACGGGTCTGACTTGGTGGTAACTGTAGTGTTACCAGCCGGGGAGGAACCGCCCTTGCTCATCTAGACTTCCTTGTAGATACAAAGCCAAGCCAGCTTGAAGCCACTCTTGGCAAATGCGCGTTCGAAGCCGCGCCTTCCTACTCCAGACACGGCATCACAGCCGTTCATTTTGGCCCAGAGTGTGATCTTTGGTTCGAGGTCGTCGCGTAGTTCGCGAAGATCGCCGCCGATGAGGAAGTAGTTGAGGACTCTCTTGCGTGGGTACTGAAGTATCTCAGTGATGATGGCTGAGTTTTTTCCAGCCCAGAAAATGAACTGACCGGACTCAATACCGGCTTCGATATCGCTCAGTTCGTGCGTGCCGCGCGTATAGACTAGGGCCGCTTCAATCCAATGCTTGCAGCGGTCCCACTCCGGCCTGTCGCTCAGACGCTATTTCCCGTCTTGCCGAGAATCCGAGTGATCAGGTCGTAGATTCCGTTGTTCTGACCACCGCCAGCAGGGAGCGAATACGGCATGTGCATAGACGGTGGAGGAACTGCGCCAACGCCACCACTCATGGGGCCATTACCCCCCTGCTTCATCATCATGAGAAGCTTCATGATATCGAGCCCCGGCGTTACCTGCTGCGCCCCACCCGGCATTCCGCCGCCGAAACTGGGCGGCATTCCACCAAGGCCCGGAGGCATTCCGCCCTGTGGGGGAGCCATTCCCATCCCGGGCGGACCGCCCATTCCCGGGGGACCACCCGGAGACATGGGAGCCATCGGAGGCCCGGGCGGCTGGCCCTGCTGTGGCATTGGCATCTGTGCAGGCCCGCCCTGCGGCGGGATTTGATTGAAGAACATTAGCGTTTCTCTTTCTGCGGCTTGCCGCCTCTATTGAAGAACATCACATTCCCCCCATGCCCATTTTCGCGGCGGACATAACGTCCGATAGGCTAGACAAGTCGAGCATGCTGCCCATCTGATCCATTGAGTAGTTCATGGTTGGGAACATCCAGCCGCCTGACATTGCGCCGGAGCCGTAGGTGTTTCCGCCAATCAGTGATGGATCAAACGTCGCGCTTGGGGCTGTGGCTGGGGCGCCGCTGAACATGCCCGGTGTAAGACTACCGGTAGCACTCTGATTTCCGATCTGGGCATTTGGATCGTTCGCTGCCGTGATAGGCATGCCGCCGCTGAAATAGCCAGCCGCATTATCGACAAGACGCTCACCAAGCGGCGCGCCGCTGCCGAACAGGCTTTGGAAGAAGCCGCCCTTGTCAAAAGGGTTATTGTTGTAGGTGTCACCGCCTGCAACTTGATCAACAAGACCCTTAATGGCACCAGCAGCAAGACCATAGCCAGTTGGCGCAAACATCCCGCCAACGTTGATGGCACGGTTCACTAGATTGTTCGTGTCAGGCCCACTTGCAGAGCCAGTCTTCTCGGTGGAGCTTGTCCCGAAGCCGCTACCAGTCAACCCGCCATTGGCGAGGGCCGACGGCGTAACCGTCACTGGATTAAGACCCGCTGTGAGATTTCCGCCACCCATCGCTGCAATATCAGCCGCAGACGGGTTGTCGTTCACACTCACGGAACCAGAGTTCGGATAATTTCCGACAAGGCCAGTCAAGTCCTGCGCCGGAACCGTCAGTGGCCCACCAGTGTAGAGCCCCGGCATCTTACCAGCCTGAGACAAGTCTTGGACCGGTGTAGGAGCGAGTGCCGCCGCAATTTGCGTCGGGTCTTCTATGACGGAGACGTTCGGGGTCTGCTTTGAAAGCTGCGTGCTAGCGTCAGTCCCAGTAGATGGCGTGTCAGTAGTCGTGCTTGGCGCGGTGAGCGGCGTGGGCGACTGATCTAGTACCTGAGGAGATTCAGGCGCAGTAGATGGAGGTGGTGTGGACGTAGAAGGCTGTTGGCCGCCACCAGTAAGTGCCGTGATCAGTGTTTGGATTAGTGTGGTCCAATCCGGCTGGCTTGGTGTCGGGCCACCTCCGCCCCCCGTTGGCGCTGTTGGAGAAACAGGTGGCATAATAAACGGATTGGTAGGCGGCGGCGCAATAGGCCCCACCGGATTCTGCGGATCGCTCCAGACGATTTTTGCCCTGTTAGGATTGTTCGGATCACGAATGAGGTTCATCTGTCTCGGCGGCTGATACATCGGAGCCGTAGGAGACGTAGCCCCAAACATGGTGCCGGGCGTCAGTCCTCCGCCCGTGGAGAACATGCCGGGAAGCGTTCCCTGACCAAAAAAGCCGGTTGGAGTGTCAGGCATGGATCAGCCGATAAAGATGAAACGGATTGTTTGGTCCGCAGCGACAGCGGCGGCGTGGTGACAGATAACAGACCCAGTTTTCGGAGCGTCGAACCAAATGCCGGAATCGAGGGCAATGGCACCGTTTACGCTGAGAGGCATCGCCGGAATGATTGCGGTCGTGTAGCCGATGCGAGGGTCTGTGATTGTCGTGCTTGTTGAGCTTGGCGTGAACGTAATATCAGACGTGATGTTGAGCTTGCCGATAAGAAGCGCATTGATTGTGCGCGCCATGTCGCGGCGGTGCTGGGACTCGTTTACGATCCAAGGTGCCACGCCTTGGTATGCTGGACTGGACGTGCCGGTCATCGAACACCAAGCGCGTCACAGTCAACTTCGACTCCCTGAATGTGCGAGAAGGTTGCGGCAGCCCTCGTTGCGATTCTTGCCCGGAAGAAGCGCCCAGAAGCTCTCTGTGGGCACGTTCCAAGAGAATTAACATCAACGGCAGTCGTATAAGTCACCGTTGGCGTAGTGTCTGGCCCAAGCGGAGACGTGTTGAGAACATCGCGTGTGCCAATGGCAACTGATACCCCAGCCAGCGGGCTAGGAATGGTGCCATATGAAACGTCAGTGATCGGGCGAGTGTTTCTGATGAAACTTCTTTGCCCGACAAACGGATTGACTTCTTCCGTTTCGACGGTGGCGGCAAGATTTGGACCGGTTAGATAGCCAAGGTTGTGGGATGTGTCGAACCCGCCAAGAAGAACTTGTCCTTTTGCCCAAACGCGAGAGTCGAGCGAGAACGGAAGCGTCTCCATGTTATAGCCGGTCACGTCCAAGCCATCGAGCGTGTAGCCAAATGTGAAGGCGCGGAAGATAAGTTCCAGCGTGATTTCAGCAATAGCCCATCGTTGGGTCGTCCAATTGTAGATGATGACTTTGTTCGGATTGAGATTGGCATTTCCAGCACCAGGATAAGCCCACATCACCAATTTGTTAAGAGGATCGACTGCGCCGGTAACACGCGGCATTCCGGAGGCATCGATGTCTGCGAAGAACGTCTTGTCAACTTTGTGAGCCCCGATGGGGACAGAGTTTGTCCCATCGAACATATAGAAGCCGTCTTCACCGAGATAGAAACACACCGCGCCAAGCTGCACGATGGAGTTAGGTGCTGACGTGCCGCGAACACCTTCCGCCGAGACGAAGTTGAAGACCGCTGGAGGGCCAACATAGATCATGCGCCATACGGCGTGCTCAAAGAACACAGCAGCATCGGCTGTACCAAGATTTCCGATAAGCCCTGTGATCTGACCTCCTTCACCGAAGGTGTCATTGTAGTCAGACTGCGCTGCCGCTGCCGCAGACGAACCCGGTGTAGGCCATGACGTAGGATCGCCTAGCCCAGACCACCACACGCGCCATGGAGCCTCTCCACCGATAGGATCGGCTGTGTTTGCAAGGATTAAGAAATTCTTCGATGTTGTGGCGTAGCGTGCCTTAGGTGCGTCTGGCGACAGATCGGAGAACTTAGTGTCCGTGCCAAGAACGAAGGTTTGCACTGGGTCCACAATGTTGCAGGCAATCGCACGCTGATTGAATAGCGTGAAGCTCCAAAACTCATCAGCCGGGCATGTATATGCGCCGACCGACTTACTGACGTTCGTGAACGTCGTCGCCCCGACTTGCATCTGGTAGAGATCGGTTGCCGTCCCTGCGAACACACTCACATTGCCCGCTGGATCAATGCCGCCATAGGCTCCTTGGCAGCGTGCAGGAAGTGGGCTGGTCGAGTAGGCTAGGAATGAACTAATTGGCCCGTAAGACTCCTGTGTCAGTGGCATCACATTGAGAGCCACACTGGTCACGCCTGCGCCGGTCACTGGCATGTCAGGGCAATACTCTTTGATCCCAAGTCGGACGATTTTGCCCATCAGAACATGGTCGGCTTCATGCGTGTGCCAGCCGCCTTCTTGAATGTTCCGCCCTTGAGTGACGAGTATTCAAACTGCATGGCCTGAGCCATCGCCTGAGCGCGTGCGTCGTCCTGAAGAGTATCGCGGTAGAGGTACATCTTCGCCGTGGCCCGGATCATCGGCTCAGCAGTGGTCGTCCAGACGTTGGTATCCGATGCTCCCGATAGGGCGGCGAAGTATTTTGTTCCCAGCACGTTTACGGGATATGCGTTATCTGGGATCGGATAGAAGCGAAGCTGGAAGTTGTAGTAGGCGTAATCGACAGGTTGCCCGCGCCAGCTTGGATTGATGGAAATATCTTCTAGATATTCCTCGGTCCTAGGGACCATGAAATACCGGTTTCCACTGATGAGAACTGACAGCTTGTCGATGTGCAGGATGGTCGCGATATCCGCCCAATCCGCCGACGTATAGAACTCCTGACCCGCTACCGTACTGAACGCGCCAGCAGTTCTATACTCATTGAAGTAGAACCGCTCGTTTGCCCAATAGGATACCGCATCCAGAATCGCCAGTTGGATTGGCGAGTCTGTCAGTCCAGTTGATGCAACAAGAAGGTCCGTTCGGGCACCAAGCTCGTCCGCAATGCGGTTGGCAAGGTCTCCGAAAGTCGTGTCAGCGGCCAATTACTCGCCCTGACGATATACGCTCATGCCCTTTGGCTTGCTTCCGCTGCCAACGCTGAACTTACCGCCAGCAGGCTTCATCTTCGTGCGCTTGTTCTGCGGGCTAACGGAACCGCTCGGACTTGCCATACGAACAAAACCGGCTCCGGCCCGTGGGCCAGCGCCAACCATTTCGCCATGCGGGCGAGACGTACCAGATGTGTGCTTTCTCACTTGTATTCTCCTTACGCTGCCTTGGTTTTTAGACGGTCCAGCACAGGCTTTGCATGAACCGAATTTCCCATCAGATCACTCCATGGAACTGAGCCAACAGAGGTCTGAGCATATTTCTTCCACTCTTCGGCGTACTCGCAGTCCTTGGTTTCCGGAAACATCGGGACACCTTGCGTGAAGTGGACAAGCTTTGCATCAGGACGCGGCTCATCGTAGCCGACCAGATGGT